AATACCGGGACTGGATGTTGATGTGAATATATACAACTTTGTCACCAATGTTTAACTCGTTTCCTTTGCAATCAATCATTTCTTTCTCCTTTCAAAACGGGCATAAATTCAAATCAACATCCAGTCCCGGTATTGCGATCTGCACCAGAACATCATCTCCTGCAACGTCCTGTATCTCTTTCTGCATCACTTCCGGATTCCCCCATCCCTCTGACAGGTGACATAGCGTTATGGTTCTGAGCGAAGCGGTCTTGTTCACTCGGATAATCTCTTTTACAGTAGATAAGCTGCTGTGCCCCCGGACGGAGTGTTCAAACTTAAATGAATCCTGCTCCGGCGATTCGTCCAGATGATTGCATTCTATAAGGAAGTGATTTATTCTCATGTTCTTGAATGTGAACGGCAAATATGAGAAGTCTGTCGCATATATCAGCCGTCCGCATTCTTCGTGAGATATCATATATGCAAAGTTTGGCGTCTTGTCGTGTGGGACGTAGAATGGCGTTGCCTTGAATGAACCTATGTCTTTCGATTTCTTTTCTGGTAAGCCACTCATCAGCTCACCAGAGATTGTGTTTACACTCTCAACTGTCTCGTCGTTAGTGTAAATTTGAATGCCTGCGTTCAATATTTCTTTGTACGACTTCTTATGGTCACCTTAATCAACCATGTTCATGACTTATTAAACACCCCAAAACGTCCGATATCCTATAAGAAATTCCTTTTAGAATTTCCGAGTATCTACATCCGCAATCCAAAAGTAAGATTTCGCCGGATTCGGATTTAAGCGCATAGCAGTTTCCCGGTTGACTGCCTGTGTTTATCACTCTCATGAACATTTTTCATCACCTCACTTTCAATATTCAAATTCCAAATTATTTATGAAATTCACGATTTTTCCATCTTCGATCACTACAAATTCTGTAACAGGTTCATGAACCTGACTAAGGCTAGATTCTACATATTCATGTTTCTTATCATCGTATTTTCTGAACCATCTTTCTACGCTATCGTCAAAAGAAGTATTCTTCATTACAAAATACGGTGTATCTTCCGCCAATAACTCTATTGCGATAGCAATCTCTTCGAATCTTTCAATGATGTGCTCCCTTTCCAACACCGCGACATTATCCTCAATGTCTCTGCAATAATTATTGTTTTGCTTAACAAAGTCTCTTATTGCATTTGCCACACAGCTCTTATCTTTTGTGAAGAAAACATGCCCGACAGAAATTTCCCAGCAAATCCTGTCTGCTGTATTGTCGCAATTATTGATTTCATTGCTTATTTCGTGCCAAAGAGAAGCATCAAAAATGATATTTCTCTTAAATCCATGGCTTATCAATTTGCGTGGTGGAATATATTTTTCTGTCAAAACATCCCATATAGCAGGTGCGAACAGCCATAAATTTTTGAACTCTTTAATAACCTTTCCTTTGTAATCCCTATCAATTCCATATAAACTGCTATAGCTCATTTTTATACCTCCTTATCCTCTGGGAATCTAAACACAATGTTTGCCGGTTCGAATTTCATATCTGAACTGCTAACCATGGTTTCGATGATTTCAAAACCTCTTGCAGCCATTTTTATACATTCCTCGTAATCGTCATCACTCATTTCAACGTTTTGCGCAAGAAACATTCCTGCATACACTTTATGCAACGCTTTCATAGCTTTTTGGGCTTTTTCATCTGTCGAATAACGAGCCATGACTGTTCCTTTTTCACCAACTATCGGCACATATACTCTTATGATATTTTCTGTTCTACTTAATGCTGCGATTTCATAAGGAACATCAAAATTCCCCATTCTGACTAATTAATCTCACTTCATTCTCCTTTCAATTTCTAAATCCATACTGTGGCATAATTTAATGCAGCCCCCATGAAGCATATGATTCTTGCATGCTCCGTATTTTTCATTGAATTTTTCTATCGACATCTTCCCGTCATTCATTGCCCGTACCCATCTTCGGATTTTTCTCTGTGTTTTTCTTTTCTTATCGCCACGCAATTTTCTGATATATTTTCCTTTATCAGTCACGTAATGATGAAAGCCCAGATAACACAAGCCCATGCGAAACGGTACAATTTGTGATTTAGGGTTTAGTTCCAGTCTAAGGCTTTCAATCATCATTCGGATTGCTTCAAGAATTTCTCTGGCATCTTCTTTCGTTTTACAAATCACATAAAAATCATCGTTGTATCGTCCGTAATATGGATTTCCAAATTCAATCGTTATCATCTGATCCAGTGAATGTAAAAGCAACAATGCGTACTTTTGATTTACCTGATTTCCTAATGGAAGCCCGGGATTACCTGTACTGTCAATAAACAAATGGTTCAACCAGACTGTAAAATCATCATCAAAGTAATAATCCAAAACATCTTTCATGATTTCATGGTCTATGCAATAAAAGTATTTGTGAATATCACATTTTACAATCCAACTATTCATTCCATTTCTTTTATAGAAATCCAACATTTGATTTCTTAACCCGTCCATTGCCATGTGTTGCCCTTTTCCTTGCTGCCCGGCAGTGTTCCATTTAATCAGGATATTTTCAAGTTTCGGTGTCAGAATGTAATCAGAAAAGCATCTCTGAACTACTTTATCCTTAAATGCACATGATTCTATCGTTCGCTCTTTTGGCTCATGAATTTGAAATTTATTATACGGATTTATGGTATACGTTTGACTTTCCAATTGTTCCTTCAAGAGATGAATGCCTTCAAGAGACAAATTAGAAAATCTTGCAGTACATGAATTAAATTTCTTACCGCTCTTGACCTTTTTGTAAGAACGATATAAATTCTCAATATTTGCAACAATTTCTTTACCCATTTATTTTGTTCCTTTATATTTGTCCATTGCGGAAAGGTTATGCATTTGCTTGTATCTTTTCTGATTTCAGCTTTACGCTTACTCTGTCTGCATGTGATCCATGTTGGGCGAACACCATTTTCGTTGTTGTAATTGTTGTTGTTGATATTGCCCGAAGGGGAAACAACGGTATTCGCAGTGCATAACCTGTGAAAATTATCTTTTTCTGTCTTTTGTTCTCCATGAAATAGTCATGTACTTTATATCTTTTACCATTTGCGACCATGCTTCCATTCCACCGGAATTGATAATTCCTAATTCATATGAAAGTTCTATAAAGTACATCAACTCATCACAATGAGTAATGGCTTTTGTTTGAAGTTCTAATCGCTCTCTTTTATAATCTTTCAGATCAGTTCGGTTGGCTTCAAATAGTGACTCATAAATTTCCAATGCTTTATTTTGCATTTTATCTACAAGTGAAAACCTGTATTTCTTCGGGTATCGTCTGGCATTACTCGTAACTATTAATGTATGCTTTGCAAGTTGCTTGGATTTTGCTATTACCTTTAAATCTTCATTCGCCATCAATCATCATTCCCTGATTCAAAGATTGAAGAAGAAAAGATACAAACTGGGCGAACACCATTAACGTAGTTGCAAAGGTAGTAGTCGAAATTGCCCGAAGGGGAAACAACGGTAAGTGTTGTATTGTAATCATTTGCTGGTGTACTCCATGGAGTAATCAACCACCACCATTTACCCATATTTGGAAGGAATTTTCTGTATTTTCGGTATTCGTCCATCGTCAAAATCGAAATCTTATCTTTACAATGTCCATATTCTGTCTGACCGTCCAAAGAAAGCAAATCTCGATCAAACTCAATAACTGCATCTTCTCCAAACTCATCCGTAATTTTTTTAAGAAAACGAGTATTTAACTCTTTTCGAAGCTTGCTTGAAATCCAGTTATTTGAATCTGGGTCAAATGATCTAGGCTTTCCATCAAATCCGTTCAAAATAGCAAAATATCCGTCTTCCGTCTTATTCAGAATCATCCACTCCATGCCAGCAAGCTCAATAACTTTACCGATCTCTGGCTTTCCGATGTGCGTTTTCTTGAATTCCGTGAACTCTTTGCTTAATCTGGATAATTCATCCTCAAAATATTTCAGATTTTTCTTCATAATCATTCCTCCGCCTTAGATACAAAGATATTAGATTTTAAGATACAAACTGGGCGAACACCATTAACGTAGTCGTAATAGTCGCAGCTGAAATTGCCCGAAGGGGAAACAACGGTAAAGGATTTCTCCCATCCACGTTCTTTCGTTGACCATGGCGACAACGTCCAATACCAGTCGTTTAAACACGGATTCGGTGTGATATCTGTATATCCGCGTGCTTCATCAAACGTAATCGGTCGAATTTTACAATCAACAGTCCCTAATTTCTGTCCATCCGCAGTGATAATATCTGCTGTGTGTGTTTCGATATTTTCTGCCCCGAATTCTTTTTCGAAGTCTTTCAGAATTTCAGTGTCACACAGTTTCTTTACCTTTGATGTTTTGTAATCTGAGGTATCACCAAACTCTACATTTTCTTTCACCAGATCAAGCGAAATAATTTTCGTTGTATCTCCATACTGTTCCAGAACCTTGTATTTACGCTTCCCAGTGGTCTGGAACACTTCTCCTCGTTTCAGCATTGACAACTCAACCTTGCCAGCTTCTTCCTGTTGTTCCAGAAGTTCAACCAGTTCCTTTGCTTTCTGTAAAATTTCTTTATTGTTCATATCACATTTCCTCCTGTTTCATAAAATCTGGAATCTCTGGCTCAACAACTGCTGCCGGAACTGGTTCTTTCTCGGCGGTCTTTACGACTTCTGCGACCGTTGGCTTCTTAGGCTGTTCTTCGATTGCAGCTGTCTCATCTGGGATAAATTCTTCTGCGTTGGCGTTCTGCTCGATTTCATAAGCAACTTCATGTTCAATAATGTCCTGCTTTGGAATTTCTTCTGTAGCTTCCTCGACTTCCTGAACGAAAACATCACCGTGGCTATTAATAATCTGTTTCAATGCACGATTGATAACAGTTTTCTTTGCCATCTGGTCAGTAAATTTCTGATGCGTTCCATTGCCGTTTTCCTTGTAACCATAGCCCTGTGACCAAGCCTGTTTGATCTGTTTTATGTTCATTACTTCCAGATGCTTTGTTCCATCTTCCATCAGCACTACTGCATATGCCCCAAGAATCTTATCGTTGTCAATGTCCATAAAATCCTGTTCGTGAGAATCCAGAATCTTGTTTCCATCTTCAATATGGTATTTAAACTCATCGCCATCATAGATGATCTCAGCATGGATATCTTTCATTCCATATCTTCTGGCGATTGTGATATTTCCGAAATACGACCTCTGAAACTGGCATTGACCGCCGTAAGCGATAAAATAACCCTGTTTTTTCTGAACTGACAAACCAAGGGTTGCCATATTCATAAGACTGTTTGCGATGCTTGTAGCTGTGCAAGATTCCAGAACTGGCTTATTGTTTCTGTCTTTTGTCTCTTTCAGAGTCAGATATGCCCCCATGAGTGCATTACTGAGGTTATAGTCTTTTGGGAACGAAAGACCGTATTTGCATTTTTCTTCAAGCTGCTTAACCAATCCATCAATGAATGAGTTGTTGATTACGATTGCCGCCTGCTGTTCTCCTGCTGTTGCTAACTGTGTTTTATTTGCCATAACAATTCTCCTTTTCTATTAATCGCAATAAGTTCTATTGCAAAACGGGCATCCTGTAATTAATTCCTTTGATGCTCTCTCAACAGAAATTCCGTTCCATTCTTTTCCGCTTCTTGTTCGTCCTTTTTCAGAATAGATATTCTGTCCGCAACTGAAACATTTTCCACTATGTGGTGCAAAATGCGGATAACCTTTTTCGGCACAATATTTTTCCTGCGCTTTTGTTGCTCTTAAAATGTCATAAGTTTCTGCCATTTTTATTCTCCTTTTCTGATAATTATTAATAGGCGTTTGCGAAACGCCAAAAGCCGCATAAATACGGCATTTTTTTGTTATTAAAATAAAATATCTCCTCAAGGTTTATGGTAAAATAGAATTGCCTAGAAACTAATTAACCAATCCACCTAAAGGAGATATACCTACATGATAACATATAAACAGCTCACTTTGGCAGAAATTTTTGAAGATTGTCAAAATAAATTCGACAACGACAAATATCAGTTCCTTTCGCTTCTTGATGAAGCCATTAACCTTGATGAAATTGTTCCTGTTTCTTTTATTTCTCATTTTTACGCCAGTACCGGAAGACCTCGCAAACATCAGCTTTATCCAATGCTTAAGGCACTTCTTATCCAGCGTATTTTCTCAATCCCGACGGACACACTCCTGATCGTATTTTTGAAATTTTCCCAGGAACTGCGTGATTTCTGCGGTTTTGATGTTGTTCCGGATGGTTCCAAATTTACACGTTTCAAACAGGATTTTTTATCGGACTTACAATCTATGTTCGATCATCTTGTTGATCTGACCGAACCGATCTGCCAAAGTCTTGATCCTGCCCTTGCTTCCATGACAATCTTTGATACCTCTGGCATTGAAGCATGGGTTACAGAAAATAACCCAAAATATGCCAACCGTATTATCAAGCAGCTAAAGGCTTTCAAAAAGTCCCATAACCTTGATGATTCCTATGATCCTTATAAAGCTGCTTATGGCTCTATGCCAACTCATGCGGCTTCCAATCAGGCAATCCAGCAGATGTACATCAATGGACATTTCTGTTACGCCTATAAATTTGGCATTATTACGAACGGGCTTGGTATTGTTCGTGACATCACTTTCTACAACAAGGACTTTCTAAAAAACCATCCTGATATCGTTGTAGGGAAGAAATCAGATTCACCGGATGAGGATAAATCCCTTGCCGATTCGAAAGCACTTCTTCCAGTTTTAATTGACTTTTTCCAGAAACATCCTTTAATAAATTCAAAGACGTTTCTTGGAGATGCTGCGTTTGATGCCATTAACATTTACAAATCCCTCTTTGAAGAAATTGGCTTTCAAAAAGCTTTTATCCCTTTAAAAACAAAGCTTTCTGTGGAAGGAACCGACTATACTGTCAATGAAAACGGTATTCCCTGCTGTCCTCACGATCCATCACTTCCGATGCGGCGTGAAGGAAGCAGATCCCATTTGCGGAGCAAACTTCCTACCATGAAGTTTGTATGTCCAAAAATGAAATGGGAATACAATCCTGCCGACAAGTCAAAACATCGCGTATGTCATTGTGACAATCCATGTACATCTTCTTCCTGCGGACGAATGATCTACATTTATCCTGAAAAGAACCTTCGTGCCTATCCTGGTGTAGAACGCGGCTCACAGGAATGGGAGGATACTTACAAGATCCGTGTAAATGTTGAAAAGTCAATCAACCATTTCAAAGATAGTTTCTGCATTGCAGATCGTAAAACACAGAATGAGAAAACACTTCATGCTGATTTACTGCTTGCAGGAATTACCCAGCTTGTTACTGTGCTTGTCGCTGATAAGATTCATCAATACCAATACATCCGGAGTTTGAAGCCTTTGATTGCCTGATTATTAATATGCATACAATCTTTTCTTCGCAGTTTATCTGGGAAGTCTTTTAGTCATGTTCAAATTTAGAAGTACCTATTTTTCATCTTAAGAATCCTGCGTTGCAGGATTCTTACCGCTTTTTAGTCAGGATTGCGAACTTGTTTCGCAATTACCTATAATTATTAAACTTCTGTTACTGTCATATCCCCCTCAGCAACTTTCAAGAATATCAACTGCGCATCTGCCTTAATACCTGCCAGACTGCTGTTGTCCAGCTCTGCTGCACAGTCAACGAATATCGGATAACTCACGCCGTAAAACTTCTGTAAGCCGTCCATAATGGCAATTTTCCCTTTCATCATGAGGGCTGTATTAGCATTACCGATTAATTTCTTCCAGTTACCGTCCTTGTCCTGCACGTACCAGATGCACGCGTCTACGACTTCGCCGTTTTTCTGCGTATCGAACAGTTTTACCTTAACCCCGTTAAAATACTGGTTTACCGCATCTTCAAAGGCTGTATTCTTCGCCATGCTCAGGGATTTCAGTTCATCCAGAATCATCTGTGCGTCAGCCTTGCTCTGTGCGTACTGTTTCTGGCTTTCCTGAAGCTTCTCGATCTGTTCGTCAATTCGGACGTTGTTGTTTGCTTCTCCGATTTTTTGATTAACTGCTGCCAGCTCCTGCTTCTTGCCGTATAACTGCTCTGAAAGCTGTTTCTTTGCTTCTTCGCCATCGTCCAGAGAATTAAGTTCCTGCTCTTTCTCCTTGATTGATGCAAGGATCTGCTGATATTCAGCATTTTCTGAAAAGTCTGGTTTTTCTGGTATGGCTTCCAGATTCTTGTTTTCTGTGTCCAGAGAAGCTTTGATCTGCTCTAATTCATCTGTTAGTTTAGAAATTTCAGATGTGAGAGCTTCTTCCTGCTTATGTGCTTCTTTCATTCCGGCAGACGCTTTGTTGCCAGCCTGAATAACTTCATCAAGTTTACGCTTCTTGTCCTGTTCCCATTCTTCCTTAACCTTTAACTGCTGATTGATTCTTTCCTGCTTCCTCTGCTCGAATCTGCTCTTTAACTGTTCAATCTGCTCTGGTGGAAGAATCTGACCGCAAGTCGGGCAAATAGTATCTGCATCCTTAAATGTTTCGGATTCAATATTTTCCAGAGCTGTGTTGTCCCATTCTGCATCCTTGATTTTGGGGTATTGTGTTCTAGCGTTCTGTAACTTTTCGAGAAGTTCTTTCTTCTGTGCTCTCAAACTCTCCAAAGCAGAAGTCTTTCTGTTTAATTCGGCTGTTTTCAGATTCCTTTCTGACTGCAACTCATTGATTTTAATTTGAATTGCAGTTTTTCTCGTTGAGACTTCTTCATATGCTTTTGACTCGAAAGAATATTTCCGAACGCCTAAGTCCGAAAGTTCCGCTCTGAGCTTTCTGATTCGCTCGTTTCCTGCCTGTGCAATCTGCGTTTCGAGGTCAGAAATCTGTTCCTGCAAGGCATTCTTCTGCAATTCCAGTTCCGCGACATCAGCATCAACTTTTGAATGTTCCATACCGATGATCTGGTTTGGAATAGCTTTTAACTGTTCCTCTGCTTTTTTCAGTGTCGCGCTGTTCATAGCTTTAATTTCATCTGCCTTGTAAGTTTCCAGAAGTGGTACCAACTCGGCACAATCTGGAACTGTCTTGGCAATCTCTAAATCTGATTTTCCGGCACCGTCTGACATGGAAAACAGAATCTTTCTGGCATCTGCATCTTTCAAGTCTGTGAAGATTTCCATGTGAGACAGCATAAGGAAATTATCAAAGTCAAACCCTCGTTCTTTCAGATCAGCTTTAAAATCTCTTTCAGCTTTTGGAACGCCGTTGATTTCGTATTTGTTGGATAATGCAACCTTGCCCGGTTTTCCGTCCTTTGGCTTACTTTCTGTGCGCTTCTGGAATTTCGCTACGCTTACCGGCTTTCCATCAATTACAAGGTCAATGTCGACTCTTGGCAGACATTCTCTGCCATCATCCGGTCTAATATCCGGGTTGCTCTTTAAACTGTAGTCCTTGTCACAGAACACCCACATGAAAGCATCTGCCAGTGTAGTTTTTCCGCATCCGTTCTTCCCGGAAACTACTGTTCTGTGCCCGAACTCTATTTTCTTTTCCGACTGACCTTTAAAGTCGGTCAATCTAATCTCTCTTACTTCGATTTTTTTCATATTACAAAATCTCCAATCTCTTTACCGATACCTCTAATGCTGTTACCCATTCTTGACTCTGATCAGACCAGAGTTCCCGACTCTGGAATCTTCCGAAGAGCTTGATTTTCGCTCCTTTTTTTAGATTCTCTACGGCATCTGCGTTTTCTTCCCAACACAAACAACTGATTGCATCTGATCTGGTATATCCGTCTTTCTTCTTTCTGTTTACTGCCAGAAGTATTCTTGCCAACTTCCTGTCGTTGTTCGCACCAATCATCTTTATTTCCGGCTTTTTAATCAAATATCCCGTCAGATAAACTTCGTTTACATCGTGTTCTTCCAATCTTTCAAGATACTGAATGTTCGCTGCTCTTACATACGCTGTAAGGCTTTTCTTTCCATCTTCCCGGACTGTACGACTTCGCATTTCGCCATATACGCTGGCAATCAGCTCTGTTTCTCTTGAAATCATATATTCCGGCACAATAATCGGAAGAATGTCATAAGATGTGCTCTTTCTGAATATTGTCATTCTTCCCTCGTACATCTTGGTTCCACCGTATTCTTCATGTGAGAACACGAACCCTTCCGGAATGTCACCAGATAAAAGTACCTGGTTTTCATCACGAATTTTCATTTCCTAAATCACCTTCTTCATTCAACAGCAATAATGTCTCCACAAGAACTGCTGCCTGCTTTAAAACAATGTTACTGAGTTTCTTGTTTCTTGCTTCGAGTTTTGCGTTTTCTGCTTCCAGATCACAAATAATCTCGCTTGCAAGTGGTTTCTGTTCGTTGGATGTGTGTGTTTTAGACATAAAAATGCCCTCCTAATTATTTATTTGATAAATACAGGAAGGTGTGTTATACTTGTCCTGTATTTAACTTAGCCAAATTAAGTTAGATACGTGGCTCCATGTGGTATGTCGGTACCTGTGGAGCCAAACCTTTACTCTTCTGCAATAAATTCTCCATTTACAAGTTTATAAAATGTATCAGGTTTTATCTTTGCTCCGTCTACTTTCGCAGACTTCACATCTACAATATGGTATGTTTCGTCTTCAAATTTCTTCCATTCAGCAAGTACAATAAAGCATCCAATAGACCCTTTTGCTTTGGAATTGCATCCAATTGCCATTGCAACGCTCTCTTTTCCTTCTACGGTTGCCGCTGACCGGCTTCCAGTGTTGGTTGCCGCTGACCAGTCTTCCAGTGTTGGTTGCCGCTGAGCAGTCTCCAGTGTTGGTTGCCGCTGAGCGGCTTCCAGTGTTGGTTGCCGCTGAGCGGCTTCCAGTGTTGGTTGCCGCTGACCAGTCTCCAGTGTTGGACTTTTTATCATCGTCCCAGTTAACCTGATCTTTGATGTACTCCACACCGGCTTTAATAATTCCGGCAATTCCGATTTCTGCTTTAATAGAAATCTTCTTTCCTACTCTCTTGCTGTCGTCAGACTTCTGATCGTTTGCATCCAGATCGACTTCGCAATATCTGGAATCAGCCGGTACATAATATCCAAATACATCCAACGGATTCTCACAAGCATGAAATCCAGTATCGCAAATTTCGGCTCTTTCTTCTTCATACTCCTTGCCGATTTCATACTGAAAATCACGGCATTTTAAGTCTTTGTCAAATCCCTTATAGCATTTCATTTTTCCTTTTCCTCCAAATTCAGTCCGAGCATAGCTGCACAAACTTCTTTCTTTAAATACGTATCTGCTTCGGTTGTATTCAGGTACGCTTCAAATGCCTTTAATCTGCCTACCAGCTCCGCATACTCTTCGGCTACGGTCTCTGCTCTGAATTCCATCTTATTTTCTTTCTCCATCACAATCCTCCTCACAATACGGGCATTTGTTATCCATCAAAATTTTGTTTAAATGGTCAGTTACTTTCTTCACATTTTCTTCCTGCTGATAACCGCCCTCTGCAATGCTGTACATATCAAACTCTCTAGGAGAATCACTTCTATATATATTGATGTGTAAGTTGCATCCAACCTTATAATTTGAAAAGTGGAACGATACTGTTCTGCCGGTTTCTTTCTGAACCCGTCTGCATAACTGGTACAGTTCATCTACGGTCTTATCAAAATCATTTATCTTCATCGAAAAGCCCTCCAAGCAAACCCTCAACAAACGCTGATGCAGCTTCTTTGATTTTTTCTTTTTGAAAAGTTCGAAATTCTTCTTCGTTCATCAATCCGACTTTGACTGCTTCGTCAATCTCCTGCTTCACAGATTCCTCTGTTACTTTATCGTCTTCCATAATAGATTCTTTGATTCCCCGAACGATAACAGCTAAGTCAGCTATTAATTCCGTTTTACTTCCTTTGAGTGTAAGTTCTCCTGCTTTTGTATTAATCATCTTTCTTTTCCTCCGATTCTTTTAATTTCATCCGGGTAAATAACCACGAATGATAATGCGAATATTACGATTGCTACTGCAACCGGCTGTGATGCACTGTCAAATCTCCAGAACGGTAGGTACGGTGCCATACCGCCGATCAGAGCTGACAGGATTAATGCTTTTACCGTTTTTATGTCCCTCCAATTTTTTATGTGATATACTCTCCTTATGAAAGGAGGTGTTTTTATGGATAAGTTACAAATTGCTCATGATTTAGCTATTTTGAAGTTAAGTCGCGAATTGGAACATGCTTATTTTGACGATGGTCATATTTGCCAAAAGTATTTTCAAATTCGTAAAGAGTTCTCTGAACTTCTGGAAACACACGATGAACACTTTTTCTTAAATTTGGGAAAGAAATCAAATGTTCATCCAGTGTTTCAAATGCCTAATCTGCGTGCGTTAGACAAAACATCAAGGGCATAGGCAAGATATGGTTCATCTATGCCCTTTTTAATAATTTCTTCCACCTGTTCTCCAAGTCTGAATGCCAGACTTGCGATTATATCTTCCAGATACACTTCTTCTCCGTTTTCTTTTCTGAGGAAATACTTTGCGTTTCCGAGTTCGTTATCTCCGCGCATCAGTTTTCCTGACTCGAGATTTCTAATAACTTTTAATTCTGTCACTTTTTCACCCCTCTCTTATATTTATTCTTATGAACCCTTTTCACCTTCACCTTTTTCTTCCGCTTCTGTGCTCTGAACGGAGATTTCTTTCCAGTGAAATGTCTAGAATCATTTGATTGGCTCATCTTCTCACCTACTGATTCAAAATCGTGACACTTTGATTGCTTTCAATATCCGAGAACATTGTTTCTGGGTGGTATTCGTCTTTCAGGTCACTGTTTGCATAATCAATGGATTCCACCTGGAAGCAGATGTTTGCACCGCTTTCAGTATTGAACACTTTCAAATATTTGTTCCCATTTTTTGAAAAGCACATCACTCTTGTTTTATCTGGAACTCTGATGATTTGCGGTGAGAATATTCTTTTTAAAAATTGTTTCAACACTTTAATTCATCTCCTCCTGTCAGTTCATACCAAAGCTTATCTGCGCATTAGAACTGTCAATCTGGTCTTTCAGATACATTGGCAATTCATATTCATTGATGATTTTCACCGCCAGATCGCACTGGTTTCTCTTGATCGCCTTGTAAGTATTCACACCAAACTCTCTGCGAAGCTGCGCATCAATGTCGCTGTAAACCTGCTGACGGATGGAATTATCCTTGTATGCCGGAGAGTCCTTGCCGCCCAACAGCGGGACAACTTTCTGATTCTTTGCCTTTGTGATTTTCTGGCATTCCAGTGCAAGCAATGGCATATCTCTTTTGAACTCCTGCAAGTCATCGTTTACGGCTTCAATCTTTTCTTTAAGTTCGATGTTTCCCTGTGCAAGAATCTGGATTTTATCGTCCATAGTCCACAATGGTAATTTCGGCTTCTCGAAATACTCATCCACCAGTCTGTCATACACTTCCCACGCCTTATCGGTGTTCAGTGACTTGGCATGGAGGAAGGCTCCTTTCTCTGTCCAGAGGTAGAGTTTATTGATTCTTGACGAATCGTCAAAATGACGTTTCGTTTTAAACTCCTTTAATTCTTCTCCCTCAAGGCAAATGAAATGTTTGCCTTCGATGTATCTTTCTTTGTTTCTGCTGAAATTTTTTGAAATGATTTTCGTATCAGTTCCATACGCTTCAGCAATCTGCTGTGTAGTAAGAACTCGGATGCCCTTATACTCTGTAATTTTCAGTTCGTTCATATATCTCCTTTCTGTTGAGTTTTACTTCTTATCTCTTTATAATGTAAGTACAGGTACCACCATACCGAGTAACTTGAAAGGAGATAAGAATTTGATAATTAAAGATGAAAATGATTTTCTTGGATTTATAATTCAAAACTCTACAGATGATTTTGCCAACCAGTATGAACTTTTACAGTTATCTGGTCTCGACCACGAAACCTATAATTATTATGTAAATCTGCTTAAATCTAAAAATTATTTGCAAACAGATTTAGCAAATGTATATTTGACTGATTTAGGTAAATCATCTTATGCTCCAAACAAAATCAAGATCAAAAAATCATTCTTTAAGTTTTCCGAATTTTCTCTTAAATTCGTCTTTAAAACTGCCGTTGAAATCGGCGTTGCTGTCCTGATTGGCTTCTTGCTCTATCATTTTGGTTGGAATTAATCCAAGGGTTTTTAACACTAGTATGATGTTGTATACTGGAATATCTGGCATTCCTTTCATAAACAAGTTAATGTCACAAAGGTCTGAATATTGTTCTTCGGTAATGTAAATGCCGATATTCTCTAAATCCTTTTGGGATGTAGAAAACTGTTTTTTCACTTTTTGGCTCACCTACATTCTTATCTGTGCATTGCAGTCTCGAATCATAATCTTTGTATTTGCACATGGCGTCCATTCCTTGATATATTCAACTGCTTCCTGATACCTCAGTTTCGGAATGTTATTCCGGGCATTTACATCAAAGTAAGTTTTGACATCCCGGTTGCATTCTGCAAATACTTTCTTTCCAATCTCGTCGTAAGCATTGGATTTCTTGCCACCTAACACTTCGATTACTACTTTGGAAACTAAATCTCCAAGATATTTCTGCTGTCCGTAGTCGATGGTCATTGTGTTCTCAAGTTTCTCGATTCGCTCCTCATGGTCTTGATTGCCCTGAGCCAGTAACTGAATCTGTTCTGCTACGGTCATCGGTTTCTGGTATGAACCCGTCTTGCGGATTGCCGGGAGAACTTCGCTTGTTACCCAGTGTTTGAATCTCTTAGCTGATTCAAGTTTGCTCCCGAAGATGAGAGAGTAGAGGCCGGATTCGTTGATAATCGTTACTTCGCGTCTCTGACCTGCGTACTCGATTTGGGTACCCAGCTTATCTTCTTCACTCACATGTTTGGGAACTGCATTCTTAGGATTTGCATATCCTAATGATTTTGCAACATCAATTCCCACGAACCAAGGTTCATTGTCAATAGTCACTGTTCGTACTTGACCAAACTCTTCTGAATTGAAAATTTGTAATTCGTTCATACGTCTCCTTTCTTTAGTAACTTTAAAAGTTACTCTCTAGCAAAAAAAATAGCTGCTGGGTCTTCAATATGAAATTCATCAATCATTGTCTGAATCTCATCACTACCAAAAACTCCTTTTTGCATCTTTCCATAAAATGTTTTTGGCGTAATTCCAAGCATTTTGGCAACGTCTGTCTGAGATTTTCCATTTTTTGCAAAAATCCCACGAAGTTCGTTTGTTTTTATCATGTTGTACCTCCTTTCGAAATAATTGTAACTTTTTAAGTTACTCTCATTATAATAACATTTCAGTAACTTGTCAAGTTATTTTTTTATTGACTTGTAACTTTTTTTGGAGTATAATAAACACATAAAATAAGAAAGGAGGATGGACACTAAAAAAATGACTATTGGAGAACGTATACGAGAAAGACGTGAAGCACTAAAGATAAATCAAACTGATTTAGCTGACAAGATTTCCGTATCGAAACAGACACTTTATAAATATGAAAATGGTATTGTAACTAACATTCCATCTAATAAGATTGAAGAAATTGCTAAGGCTTTAAATACAACGCCAGAATTTCTTATGGGATGGGAAAAGCCGAAAAATTCCGAAATGGAACTTTTGGCAGACATTGCTGGTGATCCTGAAATGTTAGAAATGATAAAAAAAGTTCTTAATATGTCGGTAGCACAGCGAATGAGAGTATATGGTTTCATCGAAGGCGTATGCTCAGAAAATAAAACTGGGGATTAATCTCCCCAGTTTTTTATGAATCTTTTTACGAAAACATATATTCTTTCTAATAAAGTTTCGTTATTTATGTTATTTATCATTTTTAAAATTTCGTTTTTATATTCCATAATTCTCCTCCCAAGCTCTGTTTTACATAACCATTTCGCGTTACCGCCAGACAATATCCCAAAACAACTATGTTTAGTATAACATTTTTTTTCTTCAACAATCAAATATTTGCACTGTGTTATAACGCATTTTATTGTCTTATTGGAATGTCCGAACATTAGTTCGTTTTCACCATTATACCACCGATATTCCCTCTTGGCAACTGCCAAATATACACATGGACTTTTGCTATTTCGTAGGCGAACTTCGCAATTCCAAAGAAAATTGTGCTTTCGCGAATATAACATCTGGCATTACAAATTTTCTTGATCTCGCTCAACTCCTGCATCTGGACGGAATAAATTTGTTCCGCAGCTTTTTTTGTGATCTGCGCATCTCTGCGGTGACGTTCTGTTATATCATGTGACGGTATATGCACCGCACAGAATATTTCGCAAAATATCAGGATGAATACGACTATCCTGTATCTGTTCTTCTCCATTACTACCAACTCTTTTCTAAAAATATATCACGCATTATAGCACGAATTTGTGTAGTTTTTCTGGCAAGCGCAAAATCATGGAGTTTTTCTGCAAAAATAATCTATTTTTTTGATGTTTTACTATGCACAGTTTGTATGAGGTGGTATAATATTGTAAAATTTTAACAAGGGAGGGGATTGTATGAGCAAAGGTGAAAAGAAGAAAGATTCAACCCTGAGTGTCATCTCCTGCATTCTGGCGGGTGTGGCATTCATTCTTCCGTTGCCAATTATCCTGTCGTTTCCTCTGGCTCTGGCAGGAGCAATTGTAGGATTAGTAGATATTGGCACAAAGAAAGAGGAATATAGGCATATTGGCTCATGGTTCGGAATTATTGTCGGAATCATTGAAGTAGTTTTTATTGCAGTGCAGTATATGAGATTTCTTTAGCAGAAAAGAGGATTTTATGAAAAAGAGAGTTTGTGGAATTATGACGATGTGTGCTTTTTTATGCATTTCTCCTGTCAATGCCAGTGCTACTTCCTTTGACAACATTAATGAAATGCTTAATAAGATCAATGGTGAAGATGGGTTTGTCGAAGCATCTGAATGTGTGATTGACAAAAACACTAAATCCTTGCATCTAAGCGTCGTTATAAATGAGAACGTGCCAGATGATAAGGTTGGCACATTTGCTTCAAAGGTTTCCGGTGTATTGTCGGAAGCATCTCAGCAGGATTGGTATGATTATGATTATGTTACTGATGATTTCTATAAGAGTGGTTATGATGGAGTAGTTCTAACAAACGTTTGGAATTTCAAAAATGATACTCTGGCTTGCTCAATTTGGGATGATTCGCTATCAATCACGCGTCTTTCAGACGGAACTAAATTAAAAGAAGCTGTTTTAAAAGACGTGGAAAGTGAAAATTCTAATTCTCAGGAAAACGATTCTCTTGATGATGCCGGCAGGCTAAATCCAGGTGTTTATATTATTGGCGAAGATATTCCTGCCGGAAAGTACACCTTTTCAATAACCGACGGAGCAGGAATTATCAGCGTATATGACAGCTACGATGATTATAAGAATGATGATTACGAACATTCAGAAGAATACCATGTCGCTTCAAAAAAATATAAAGAAAGTCTTGACTCTGACTTAGAAAGCATTAATTCTTTGTATTCCAGTGAAATTGGGAATCTACCGTTAGAGAATGGAATGTGCGTAAAAATAGATACTGTTTCAGTTTTATATTTAGCGAAATAAACAAGAGGGGCAACCGCCCCTCTTTCTTTTGCCTGTCGTTCTCGCAGGCAGTCTCTTTATCCACACATCCTCTCGGACACAGAAACCATATTTTGCGAATTATGTCAAACTTTAACGCTTTACACTAACAATTTTAAGTGCTACACTTTGTTTGTGGGACAATAATACCACGAACAGGAAGAAAAATGTGTGTACTGTCAAAATCATGGTGTATTTTGGCAAAATTGAGACTACGAAAGGAGGGCGCGCATATGAGAATAGCCATATGTGACGATAATCAGCTTGAAGTTGACTTGTTTAAAGAGCACATATCGGGATTCTTGCGGCGCAAAGGAGATTACCGGTATGAAATTAGCGAATATTCAGCAGGTTATCCGCTTGTTGAAGATGTGAAAGAGGGTAAATGGTACGATGTAATTGTGCTGGATATGATTCTGGAAAATGAGAACGGTTTGGAGATTGCGAACCAGCTCCGGAATATTGGATATGATGGAAAGATTATATTCTGGACAGCCGACGATTCTCATTTGCAAGAAGCATTTGACGTCGGTGCTATGCAGTATGCGGTCAAGGGCAAGGAATACGGCAGAATATACCGGGCTATTGACGAGATTTTGTCACAGATGAGGGATGAAACATTGACATTCAAATTCCGCAGGCAGATAAACCGGCTCAAATACGATGAAATTGAGTACGTCGAGAGTCAGGCAAGAGTTTGCCATATTTTCGCTACAAATAACCGATGTTTCGTGACCACTTGCAAGCTGAACGATCTGGAAGAAAAACTGTCTGATAAGCGATTCTTACGTTGCCATCAGAGCTATCTGGTGAACATGGATCACATTCAGTCGGCAGGTGACAATTTCATCATGGATTCCGGGGATGTTGTTCGGATAAGGCAAAATGGAGCAAAGGAAATCAAAGAAAAATATGAAAATTACATAAGTTGACAGCAAAATGACCGCCAACCCGGGAAGGAGTAATTGGCGGTCATTTTCATTTTCAACACTTAATAAATAAAAGGGTTTGCAATACGAACTACTATATCGAACACATTTATTATAGCATTATAAAAGTCATATTACAACTGTCATTTAAAAATATCTGTGATTCTAGTGAATGTTCCTTTCGGAATAAATTCAAAAACAAATCCTTCTGTCGGATGCGGGATGCGGATGAAGTACCATTTAAGTCCCGAACTGTCGGTTTCTGTGTACTTCATCACCTCTACAACTGCACCTTTTTTCAGTTTTGGAAACAGCTTTGACGGGCTTTTTTTGCTTGATTTTGCATAACATTTTGTGTCCTTTTTTATCTGTGCAATGTAGGCTCTGGTATTCTGCTTTTTGAATACATCCGAGTCTGAATCCGACGTTGTATTTTTAACTAAACTGTAATTTGGGGTGCAGAATTTTGTTCCCGGAAGGTTACTGTTGTAGTAACTTTTCTGACATACACCACCGCCATTTGCGATAATTGTAGAGCCACCAGAAGTGTTTCCTTCGACTGTCCAGAACCGATCTCCTGACACTTTTATTACGATTCCAGTGTGTGTAAATGTGCCATTTCGATAAAAAATAACAATATCTCCAACTTTTGGATTGCTGTTCAGAGTAAACAAATCTGCCATTGTCGGGCAGTAAACGTATGGCCAGTGTTTCAAAAGTTTCTTTGCTGTGTCTAATCCGAATGTTTTCGTCATGCACCATGAAACGAATGCAGCGCACCATGGCTGTCCTTGATAATCCGGCTTAATATCTCGCCAGTATTTTGTATAATTATTTTCTCCGGCATTTGCTGTCTTGCTATCAAGCTGACTATTGCTTGCCTTTTCAAGATATCCGATTTCATTCTTTGCGATCTGGATTAATTTATTAATTGCGTTCATACCTGTTTCCTCGCTTTCTGGAAAATATGTTTTTAATGCGTTATAAACAAAGCTTTGCCTGTCCTTATATGCCCCGACTTGGTTCCCTGTGTCGGTCTGACAGGCTGCATAGAGATTATCGAGTGTATATGGTTTTTGAGTCTTTGCCAGAATCCGGGTTACTGCCCCTAGTCCACCTTGGTGTCTAAAGTTCACGCACATAGCTTGCCCTCTAGCGTCCGTAACGCCCTTTTTAAGGGCTTCTTCTGCGTAGATAGCTAATTGTTCGTCCATGAGGTTATCTTGGCATTTAACGCCGGTTTTGGACGATATGAGCCGTACGATTAAATTTGCAAACTGGCTATTTCTGGAAATGTTAAAACAAGACCAGTCTGCCTCCTGCACCTGCTCCCATAATCCGATATTGTCTAACCGGTCCCATGTTTCCGGGTCAGCATCATGAATCCGTTTCAAAAGTGTTTGTGCTTCGGTTGCGTACCATGCTCCTGCTCCAATCGTGATTGCGTGTTCATCTGAATTATTCTCATAGGCTTCCGTGAAGTCCGAATAATCCTGCTGTCCGTAAACCTGTCCACCGGTTTCGACTGCATAAATAATCTTTCTGAGAACTGCTTTCTGCTCGTTTGTCATATCGCGTTGCTCCTTTCTGTTAAATATACCTTGTAGGCTCCGTATCTGCCCCTAAAATCAATTTTTATATATCATTCAAGGATTTTATCGAATTACACATAAAATCGTTATATGAGTCAAATACAAGGTCACTAATAAAATGGTTCGATTCGGGCTGAAACGAATTAAGAATGTCAGGGTCAAATAAGCCTTATTTGACGATTAATATATATCTCGTATATATATTAATTATATTCTTATTCTATTTCTTATTCTTATTCTATTGCGTTACATTGCGTTACTGGTAACGTTATTGTAACGTTACATTGAGATATTATGTAAACGAAAATTGCTTGTTTTCAGAAAACTTTCATCTTATTTTTTATAATTTCTAAGATGATTGATTTATTCTGAAAACAATAAAAATTTACGTTTACAAATTATTCATTTTTTTATTTTTAATATAGTTACATTTTAGTACGGTCGGGACTGAGATTTTGAGGTTATTTTGGCGAATAAGGACTTATTTCATATTTTCGAAAAATCATGCTCTTATTTGCAATTTTAAGCTTCTTATTTGCTGAAATTAATATCTAAATAAGCAAAAGGAGCCGAGGGATTGAGTTCAATTTCCGTTCGGTTCTAATTTCAGATGCAAATTTTTATGATTTTATTAGCATATTTAAGGTGGTTTTACATTCAGCCATTAACTAAAGGAATTTTTCAAAAAGTTAATTGCTTCATTAATGTCTTTAAATTTCTCTATACCGCCGCCGCCAGTTGCGAAACTTTTTGTGCCAAATCCTTTAACTAAGTATTGACCATTTACATCTTTTGCGTCAAGAAAAATTGGTTCATAAGTACCGTTTATTGTGTAAATTTCATCTTCTACTTGGCCTAATTTATATGTCTGTAAAACAACTCGTTTACTAGTTTCATTCGGATATTTTCGAATGTCATTTGAGACATAGGTATAAAATTCTAATTTAGAAACACTTTTTGCTCTCAATAAAAATTGAAATTCCATAAAGCCCTCATCTCTGTATTTATAATAATAAGCCCAGCTATAACCCCCCCAAACACTTGAATTAATATATGGTGTGCATGTTACGTCTAAATAAGTATTATAATGGAATACTCTTTCGTCCATAAATGACGTTTTTAATCCAGAAGCGGTATCGAATGCGCTTGTAGGATAGCCAAGGAAGAAAGTTACTCCTAATTCTCTACCTTGTTCTCCTTTCTTCCAGAGAAGTGTATTTCCACCGTAAATTTCGGTTATATCTTTTCCTTTGACAGGAAATCCAGTGATTTCCTGTCTATTCAAAAATGCCTTATATATCATCAATTAGCCCTCCTCGAATGTGAAATATAATGTATCTGCCCGGTCAGTTCCTGCGGCTACAAGAGCGTCGTAATCAGCTTTTTTTATTCGCTTTACACACCTTAATTGTGCTTTTTTTAATTGCTCAGAAGTACTTCCAGAACCGCCAGAACCATCCGTAAAATCGTCAATCATTGCCGGTGAAAATTCAGAATCCGAACCGTCCGTAAATTCTGCGTAACTGATTGTCGGCATTTCTGATCGGGTGCGGTTGACGGTTCCAGATATTTCGGGAGTATATTTTCCTAACTGTTGGCTGTTACTGTTGAATGGTGCGTTGTTGGCAGAATAGGTGTCAATCATGTCTGTAGCGCCGATTTTGAGTGTCCTGCTCATGATGTATGAATGAACGTACCATTGCAGTTCTGTAGGCTCCTGATCGTCGTGCTGAATCTGCTTCTTATAGTAGAGTTCGACTGCCTGCCCGACCATGTTCAGTGGGTTTCCCTGAACCTCGGCGGTATATCCCTGCGCACGATAATATTTCCGCAAATCTTGATTTACGAATACGCCATAGCAAATCTTCATAATTGGTTCAACCCTTGAAATACCGCCATATTCATCTGCATCCCAAACGTAATTCAACCAATCTTCATTCCCTACAAAGAAGCTGTTTCGATTGTAATAAACGTTGTTATCATACGCTTCCTGTGCTGTGTAATAGCCCTGCGTAAATCCAAAAGCCCTATTCGGGTCAGGGTCGCAAAATATAATATTCGGGAACCAGATTCTACCCTCTTTTGCGGTAAAACTCTTGAATGTATCGAGGTGAACTTCTTCGTTGTTATAGTATTTATAAATATTCTGGTTATCGGTTGTCTGCCCGTATCTGTAACTGTTCTGGCGAAGCTTCAGGTACTCGAATTTGCCATCCCGATTCATCCATCCGAAGCGGTCGTTCTGCAAGCATAAATCTTTCAGAATATTCACTACGTTCATCTCGTTCGAGTTATTCGTATCAGGGACATAGGTGTCGTCCCAATGTAACTTTGTACTGACCTGTTCAAGCCCTAAAAACTCAAATAATTTATCCCGGAATTGCTTTTGAGTCAGCTTTTTCTTCTTATCAGTCGTCTGGTTCTTGTACCACCTTGCAATGTCAGTATTTCGTAATTTATACAGATAATCGTATGCAATAAAATTACGTGTCAGGGAATTTGCTTTCCGCTCTGCACTGTCAATTTCACCTGTGAAAATTTTGATTTTTGTTCCTTTTTTCTCGACGTAAACTTCAATTTTTCCAGATGGATAAAACTCTTCCGAGGTACCATTAAACTGGTCGTGGTGAGCCTGAAACGTTATCTGATTACAGACACAACCGCCGAAGATAAAATACTGTTCAGAGCAAATTGACTCCTGCAAAGTAAGCGTATTCTGGTCGATATTTTCATTTGTAAGGTCAGCAAATTCTCCATTAATCCAGTGTACTGTGACATTGATTGGTTCGGCTTTTTCTTCTTCAACTTCACCAGAACCACCACCAGAGCCACCACTTGAACTATCATCAAATGGGTTTTTTCCGTCGCTCGTGACTTTAATTTGAAAACTGTCAGAACCAACAAATTTGGAAGTTCCGTTGACTGTGGCATTATAAGAAACTGTGATGGCCTTAGAACCTGCGGTGGAACTATCGAAGCCAGAAATATCATAATCTGTAATTTCTTTCTCGGTTCCGTCCTGCCTCACTTCTGCAACAGTCAGCCCCGATGGGTCGAATGTTTCTCCGATTTTGTAGTAAACTTTTGACGGAAAACTTGTGATTCGGATTCCTACGGTATCTGCCACAACTTCTACGGTAAATGTTGCCGTAAATGTCTGATATGTGACCGTAATAGTCTTTTCGCCTGTCTCGGTGCTGTCCAGTTCGGATACTGTATATCCGTCTGCCAGAACCTCTTTTGAGCCATCTGTCCAGACTGTGGATACCACCATTCCAGTTGCATCAAGCGCATCGCCTTTCTGATACTCTGTTCTGGCAGGTGGCGTAGTGATTTCTATCTTGGTGATGGCGATAACTGTAATGCCGAATGTAGCAGTCTGCTCATCATAAGTGACGGTTACTGTTTTTGTTCCGACAGTCAACATGTCAGGAGAAGAAATCGTGTAATCCGTAACTTCTTTGGCTGTGCCATTATTGTAAGTTGCTTTTACCACTAGCCCAGAACTGTCAAAAGGCTCCCCTTTTTTGTATTTTATTTTATCCGGTAATGAAATTATTTCAATTTTGATTGCTTTAATAACTACTTGATCTGAATACTTCTCGTAAGAAACTTTCTGTGCACTTCCTGCGTTCTCGACTAAAATATATATCGGAACCGCTGTACTGGTTGTTATGGTCAGTGTTTTGGTCGTTGAGCCATCAGTAATGATTGACGTTCCAATATAACCTCTGTTAGTAGGACGCTTAATCACATTGATAAATAATGTCTGTCCCTCAATCAGGAACACTTCATACTTAAGTGTATAAGCTGGTAATGTGCTGGAATCATGCGTATATCCCTGAATACGGATTTTAAGAAATTTTTTACCTGATTCTAAGATTCCTTCTTGGCGGTAAATATAATAAATAACACCAATATTGTAACGGTAACATATCTCTAGGTGCTCTGTAGTTCTCCCGAATCCAATCCAGCTGTTACCATTGACATATATCGTACTGGTAGTTCTTCCAGCGTAAGTAAACCAGTCCACACCAGTGACTTTGATTGTAGTATTGCCTTTTCTTACATTATTAACAATTGCCGTCATCCCGGCGGTTGTATTCAGCAAATCATCGAATGAATATGTATCTGCCATAACCATCCTCCCGTCTATAAAATAAAAGAGCACATGAGCTGTGACACCCATGCGCCCTGGTTGTTAGTATTCAATCAGTGCGAACCGCATCTTGTTGTAAAGAATGTTCTTTGTTTCTTCGTCCACATTGATAATTTTGTAATCCACATCGGGCATATAAAAAACACCTGTTTTGTAGGTGTTCTGTTCGTCATCCCAATACGTAACCTTGTACTTTCTTTGTGATCTATTTACCAGTCCAGAAGCAAATACGGACTGCAACTCCATTTTCTCTGCCAGATAAAGAGGCCTGGTATTGAAATCAATCTTTGTCTTAAAATTCGGGCTTGTATCCCTGTGCAAGAGATTATTCAAGTCCCTGTATGCTTCTACTTCTGTTCTCTGGTTTGGAGTTGCAGTGTAATCATCGTAGGCGAGGTATTTGTTTGGAACAATTTTGCTTCCATACTTCAAGAGCCATCCCTCAAAACTACTACCTGCAATAAAATCACTCATTTACCTCACCTACCTTTCAAATAATCCGAATCCATTGCGGTTTCTGAACTGTTCGTTTTCCTCTTGCAAATATCCGACTAAGTGACCATCTGCATAAATTGCCATGCCTTTGACAGCTTCTCGGATAACCTGTGCGATATTCTGATTGTTGTCGAATGTGTTGTTACTGATTGCAATTACTTCACGGCGAATATCGTCACCAAAAGTACTATTCGCAGATACCGGCTTCTGATACATTTTGGCAGTCGGAACAGCCTTTATATTTGCTTCCATTTGTGGGAGCTGAATACCCTGTATAGATGTGCTTATATCCCCGATTGTAGACTGTAATGCCGGAATCATGTTCTGCATACCTATCTGAAAGCCCTGCATGGTGTAGCTACCAAGTTCCTCAAATACCTGAGATGGGCTGTGAATTTTGAGAACTTTGCGGAACGTATTTGATATATTTTGTGCGATCTTTTGCACATTTGCATAAAGTTGTTGTGCCGCGCCTACAATTCCATTATTTAAGCCAATAATAGAGTTCCAACCGATATTATACAGGTTTCCAATGGAATTGCTGATTCTGCTTCGGATTCTTCCGAACCATGTGAACGACGCAGAAAAGCCCGGCTCTAATCCGTTTTGGAATCCTTGACCGCAATATTCTGCAAGCTGCTTGAACCATCTGGATGGAGAATGGGAGTCTACTGCTTCCTGTGCGGGGGCTTTTACGCTGTTGTTCATCAAATCAAGAATCGAAGTCTTTGTGGAGTCTTTCTTTCCGTCAATTCCAGACTGCAATCCCTCCGCAATGTTGCTTCCAAGGGTTTTGCCGCTTGATTTTGCAGTTTCTTCTGCATCTTTTGCAGATGATTGAATTGTCGAGTTAAGCTTTTCAGTGACTTTGCTGCCGTTCTGCTCAATCCCACTACCTACGGCAAGAATCTGATTCTTTCCGAGTTCCGTAACTAATTCAAAACCAGAATTGTTATCCAGAACGCCGTTGATTGCTCCCTGCAGAGTTGAATCCATTGTACTTTGTAGAGTACTTTCATAGTCAGAAATACCTTTTCCAAACTGTACCATCTGTCCGTTTGCTAAAGTATAGTAACCGTTATCGTCCGGCTCTAATCCCTTTGCAATTTCTTGATAAACCTGTAATGCTTTTTCACCGAGAATCTGCTTTCCGTTTTCCCAGATACCGCCCATTTCATCAATTGCATTTGCTGTGTCCGTTACCAGAGTTGCAAAGTCAACGGTCTGGATAAGCGTCTGGAATCCTGTAAGCTGTTCTGAGATATCCTCAAACGACACATTGTTAATTCGATCAGCCATATTTGAAAACTGATTAGAGGATGTTTCCGCTGTATCTCCAAGGTCTTTGACTGGTTTGTTTACTCCTGCTATTGCATTCTCGAAGTCCTCTGATGAAACCCCAAGATTATTAAGTTTAAGTTCGAGTTCAAATAACGCCTGTTCTGTGCTATATCCGTTATCTTTCAATTCGGAAAGGAATGTTAATAAAGGATATGCTTGTTCTCCTGAAATCTGGCTTGCACGAACTAATCCAAGAATAGCATCTTCATACTCCTGGAATACCTTTAAATCGTTCTCTGTAAGTTTATTACCGGCTCCGAATATATCTTTCATCCATTCGTTGATAGCACCGGTAAAATCTCCTTTTTGATATCCAAATACGTTATCTTCCAGAAATTCTCCGAAAGTTTTATCTTCACCCCCGAATAGATTAACACTTATCCATTTTCCGAGATTGAATCCTGCTATTGCAGTTCCTAAGACAACCATACTGTCTGCGAATCCTGCTACAAGTGTAGAACCTAGCCCAGAGCCAAAGAATGCCTGCAATGCACCACTGGTTGTGGAAAGAACCGTTCCTAACCCACCGAAGATTGTTCTGAGTGCGCTGATAGAACTGACTACATTGTATATATTTCGGGCAAACTTAATACTTCCCCTTATAATAAAAAACCGTGCCAGAGCTTCGCCAAGAGCTTCTATCTGTTTATCGTCAAGCTTTCCTAAGGCTTTTGCGAAAGCATCTAAGGCGCTTACTAATGCGTTAATCAGGGGGGCGCCGATATCGTTCAGCATTATATCGAAAAAGCTGATAAATCCATCTGCGAATCCCTCGGCAAATGGCTGGAATACATCCCATACATCACCGATTGTTTTTATTAACGAATCCCAATTAATATTTTTGATGAAATTCACAATTACGTCTTTAAGATTCCCGATTCTTGTCCATAACCCATCCCAATCAACATCAATCACTCCGAATTTATCAAGTGCGGCAACAGTAAGACCAAGTCCTGCCACTATCGAAGCATATGGATGCGCTGCTAACATGGTAATTCCTTTGCCTATCACTCCTTCTTTACCCAAAATGCCACCGAACCATGTAAGTCCTTTAAATGCTGCAAAAGCTGTCAGGAGTTGTCCGAGGAAATAGCCAATAGACTGTGCCTGTTCTGGCGAAAATGTTGCGATAAACTCTTTGAACCTGTCAATTAGATCAGGAAGTTTATTAACTCCATCTGCCGCCTTATCAAAGAAATCATCAAAGAAATCAAGTAATCCTGTTCCGACATTCTCAGCAAATGGCTCTAACACATCCCATAACTGCACAAGGGAAGCGTTGATTTTATCCCAGTTAATTTTCACGAGAAAATCATTAAAAGCATTGATTAGTCGTGGTAATCCTTTTTCCCCAAGTGTCCACTTGCCAAGCGGAACTAAAAAATGATTCCAGAAATCTTTTAATGCTGTCCATGTGAAATCTCTGAGCTGTTTCAATCCATTGTTCCAAAGATTTTTCAGCGCTTTTGTGGTAGGTTCTGCGGCTTTTGCAAGTTTCTTAAATGTGTCTGTGACCTTATTTGCGAATGCCATGGCCTTATTTTCCATGGAATTGTAGGCGGCATCCCATTTCTTCTGGTATTCGTTCAAAAGTTTATCCAGTGCATCATTGAGGATTCCTGCGTCAATCGCAGATGTGTCAATTTTTGGCGTTTTAATTTTAGAATTTGCAAGGTCAGACAGAGAACTATCGTCTTTGCTCATAATTTCAAGTTCATCATAAGATGCGAGGAACTGTTTTAATTTTTTTGCGCTCTTGGTTGCATTTTTCAGATTATTGTCTGTATCTTTTGTAGCATCATCTACATCTGAAATTCCAGAATCGTCTATGGAATCAAGCGCATTCGAGAGATTTTCGCTTCCACCGCCGATAGAACCGAACATTTTTCCGATTTTGGTATCAACTCCAAGAAGTGAACCAATGTATGTCAAAAGTCTTTGAAATGCGATTACGAGACCATTGATGTATGGAAGCACTGCCGCAACTACAGGCATAAAGATGTTCCCTAATGCTCTGGCACAAGATACTAAGTTTGCACGAAGTATACGCAACTGGTTGGCTGGCATATTGATTGTATTTGCCATATCCGCCCATGCGTACCGGGTGGAATCCAGTATCACTATTGTTCTCAGCATTGCCTTGCTTGCTTGGTCCATATTAGAAACAGACGTTTGTATGCCAAGATTTGCCGCATATTGCTGTAAGTTTGCCACACGAATGTTTGCACCATATTTGTCTACAGCACGGCTCATACCTACTAATCCAGAGGACAAGTTCTCATAAACTGTGCTAAAATCAAGATTCTTAACAGATGCAAGGTCGGCGCCGATCATGGTTAATGCATTCGACAGTTTTAATGCCTGTTCAGAAGTTGTTCCCATAGAGGACGACAATTGTGCAAACTGGCCTTGATAATTCAAGAGCATGGACGGGTCCATACCGAGTGATTTACCTGATTTATTTGCGGTCAGAATCGCGTTGTCGGAAACATCAAATCCAGACATTTTAGATGTAAGTTCTCTGGCTCTCTGGCTGAATGAATCCGCGTATGCTTCTGCGGAGTCATACCCTGCTTCCGACCAAGTTTTTCCTGCTTTATCTGCTACCTGACGGAACGCCGCTTGAAAGTAGTTATAATCTTCGAGGAAGTTCATGGAACTTTCAATTGCGCTACCGAATTTTCCAACAACAAATTTCAACGTCCAGAACTTCGCAACCAAGGACATAATGCTAGGTAAGCTTTTTTTAGCTTTACTTCCTACATTTCCAACGGCATTACCGAGTCTTCTAACTTTTCCCGTCGAAGCAGCCGCACCCTGTCCCAGTCTGGAAAAAGCACTCGCAGTAGACCTTGCCGCTCTACCAGCATTTGCCCCAGAATTTGCCAACTGAGCAATGGCCTGCGTCATTTGAATTGTACTGCTACTGATTCTAGGAGCGGTACTCATCGTCTGGAAGAATGATTTTAAGCTATTTGCCAGATCATTAAGCTGAGTTGCTGTCTTTCCGGTTTTGTCCCCTGCATTTGCCAACTGAGATATTGACTGAACAAATGTATTAATTGGTTGAGAGATATTACCTATTCCAGAGAACGAAACTATGATTTTTCTAAGCTCTTCGCCAAGGTTCGGAAGTTTAGATGTAACTGCATCAATAGAGCTGCCGGCATTCGCCAATCTTGCCAATGAAGAAACAAACCGGTTTACATTGTTTGATACGTCTGGAATACTGCTAAGACCAGATAATTCGGAAATCATGTTCTGAATCTTTCCAGACACATCACCTGTGGAGTTTAATGTTTCGTTCAATCTACGTATAGAATTTACAAACGAATTTAATCCACTGTCTTTCAAATTAAGGCTGCCAAGCGTGCTCATGGACTGAGTGAACTGCTGTAACTGGCTGTTTACTGTCGATAAATCCAGACCGTTCAATTTTGCTTCGATATTGTTCTTGAGCTCATCCGTATTAATTGAAAGATTTACTTTTACCGGGTCATAGGTAAGCGTGGATGCCTTGTTGATGGCATTTCTGATATCTCTGGCAATCTTTTCTTCATTAATCTTTATGTCAATTGGAATCTGACCGTTTGCAGACTCCATGGCAGACGCAATGTTTCTCTGGATTGACGCACCGAGTTGCGTGCCTAACTCATTTACCGAGCTGTACACCCTGTCCGATGCCATTGCTGCATCTGAACCAGACAACGCCTGAATTGATATTGGTTTGATGGAATCTCTTACCTGTTTAAGGTTTTCCAATACAGTTTTTAACTGTTCCGCATCGTTTACGGTATCCTTTGGAATTAATGTAGGAAATTTTTCTGCCAGTTCGCCCCATGCAGAATCGAGGTTAATTCCTTTTGTTGCATCGACGGTAATATTTCCAAGGTGCTGTTGAAGTAATTCTCTGAACTCGCCTTTTCCAACATTGAATTTAAGCACATCGGAAACATAAATTTTCTTACCTTTAAAATAATTGTAAAAATCCTGCCATTCCTGTTCGGCACCGTCCAGATAACTTCCGAGATTGGATTTTACGATTTTCCCGCTCTGCTCAATGCTTTTTGCAATATCATCCAGAGTCTTTCCCCAGTCACCGGCTGTGAAGCTTTGTCCGTCAAATGAATTTGTAAGCTGCTGTGCCAACAAATCTATCTGTCTTTGAAGTTTGGAAGCGGCGCCGCCTTTTAATTCAAATGCGCTTGCGAGCTGTTTGGACAATGCAGATGCGTCTATTCTGGTAGTCTCTAAAGATTTTTCAACAGAATATTTCAATTTTTCAGACATATCTGCTGAGTTAATCTCTACATTTACTTTGAGATTCTTGTTTTCAAGATTGCTCAAATTCACTTTACTGAGACGTTCGAGCTGTGCGGCCATGCTATTCAACTTACTTGTATCAATACTTTTGATAGATTGCACGGCATAACTGAGAGTACCGATAGATTTAGAAAAATTTCTCATCAAGCCTACGCTTTTGGACATCAAGCTGTCTAATCGGTCGAATTTATTGCACAAATCATTGATTGATCTCGACGCACTGGAAACGTCACTGCTGACTTGTATCGCCAAGGTATCAATCGTATTGTCAGCCATATTCTCACTCCCTTCTCAAAAAAATATTTATAGTAAAAAAGAGGGGACAAAAATGTCCCCTCCATCTGGTTTTCTACAGTTTGAGCTTCCCGATTTTAAATCGGAAAACATAATTGTCCCGTTTTTTTATTTTTTCTTATATTTCTTAGAGTCCGCAGCAAGCGCATCAAAATAATTAATTGCTTTTTGCAATTCCTTTTCTTTTTTCTCTTCTTCTTCCTCTGCGGTGAGCGGGAAGATTCGGAATGGCTCTGATGGATACTCATATGGTGTTTGACCATTTTTTCTGAACATATTACATACGGTAGCTTTGAGAGCTTCTACTGTGTACACGCCCTGCATATGTTCGTGGAAATTCTTTCTGTCCTCAGAAAACTTATATGCTAAATCGTAGCATTCCAGCTCTCTTGGTTCAGAGTCCATAAACTCTGCTTTTGAAACTCCGTTATAAATATAGAACGGGAGTAAATCTTCCATAACATATCGGCTAAATGGTTTCTGATTTTTTTTTACTTTTTGGCTGGCTTCTTGTGATCCTGTGGTGCTTTCACTCCATTCTCCATCTCCGGATTCGGATTCTGAAGAATATCGTTTAAAAAACCCGCGTTCATAAGCTCATCGGAAAGAATGCCGAACAACTGTAAGAGTCCTCTTGGTTCATCGGTTTCTTCATCTTTGTAATCATCCAGTAAATTTCCAATTTCCTGCAATGATTCTGCCGGATTGTATTTTTTAAATCCAACAAAAAGAAGCTCCCTGATTACGCAGAATAAGTCTTTAGTTCTTCCAATTCCGGAAACGTCTCCATCTGTTTCGATTTCTGCTGATTTAAAAAGCTTTGCCAAGTCCTGAACTCTTTCCATAAGATCTGTATCGCAGAACGCATTGTAACCAAATTTGATAATATAATCAGTTCCATTAATTGTTAATTTTGTCATATCATATATCCTCCCAAATTAAAATAGAAATTCCCGCCATAGATTTGACTCAATGGCGGGATGCTTATCAGCCCCCGAGTGGAGATGGAAAATCTTCATCAGACGGCTCAATTTTTTCTTCAATCTTGATTTCATCTGAAATTGTTACGTTTGCAGTAACTTCCCATGCTGCATTTACTTCGGCAGATGGAACGCCAAGTCTTGAAGGTACAATCGGAATAAACCAAGCCTTTGTAAGGTCTGGATGATAAATTTCCAGCCAAGGTCTTTTGCCTTCTGCTTTGTTCTTGTCCCATGTATTACAGATGTTATCCCAAGTGTCAATAAAGACCTGAGACATACCAAATGTAAATCCCATGGCTCCTGATAAATCAAGAAGTCCCGGAACAGATGTTTTGTATTTTGTCGCGTTCAGAGATGTAGTGTCGATAGTGTCAGGTTCCGGGTTCATATCCGGAATGGATTTTGGTTTCTGCAAATTGTAGTATTTGTCTATCGGGCGTGTACCCGCTATAGTTTCAAATGCAATCGCAACCTTCATACCGATAGTACTAAGGTCAATCGCTGGTTTTGCTGCCATATTCGGCTCCTTTCTGCTTTTCAGCTATAAAATCACAATAAAAAAGAGCCATGTGGCTCTGATGCGTAACCCTGCATCCGGGAGATAAAAGGATCACCATCCTTTCTATTCATCTGTGCCTGTTTTCAGTTCTGGAAGCCCTGCTACAGATGTAAGCAAGGATAAAACACCGGAAAGAACGGACGCGGATACGACCATCTTCCAGTCAACACTTCCAAGGACTGTTGCGGTTCCGATTGTCGCAACTGCTGTCTGAGCAATTGTCTTAACAGCTCTGATTCCCGCAGCTTTCAGCCATTGTAATTTATCTTTACTCATAAGACACTCTCCTTTCTTTTTTGGTATAAAAAATAGAAGCTGTTACGCTTCCAATAATTGCCCGGTGTAAATTCTGCTGTACCGGCTTATGATTCGCTTAAAACTCTTTTCGGAGTTTGCAACTTCTTCCGGTCCGTATGTCCGGCGAAAGCCCATTGAAACCATAGCCTGATGACTTTTGCTGTCAATTTCGTATGCAGTCGATAAAGCCTTTGTCCCAGATGCGTAACTTTCTACTTGAAACGAAAGAACTGTTGCGCATTCGTGACCTTCAAGGCTTGTTGACTGTGTGGGATTCCCCATCATGAACAATCTGGCGTATTTTGTCTTGCCAGATGCTATTGTCTGGCTTTTCTCCATGGAAAAATTGCCTTTGCCGACTGTTGGTTGAATATCTTTACTCCACCTAGAAAATACTTCTGATACTGGGTTATTGATCGTGTCTGGCATTTTATATCACCCTGCCTGTTCTAACATATTTTGAGACTGGCCTTTAAGGAAATCTCTTATTTGAGAATATCCCCATCCACAATCAACCAATCCGCTGACAAGCATTTCTTTTGACTGAACTGCTTTCAGTTCTTCTTCGGTGAGAAAATCTCTTAGATTGTCTTTAGTAGAAATTCCTTTTTCTTCTCTAAGCTGTTTTGCAGTTTTACCAAACAATGTGCGATATACCATATCTGTATATGTCGAATACGCATGACCATACATTCTCTCATTTTCTTGAGATTCTTTAAGTGCATTGGTCAACGCCTGTCTCACTGCAATGCCTTTGTCTCGTTCTCTAATTTTCCCTAAAAGAACTTTTTCCATTGCATTGAACTGGCGAATATATCCTTCTTTGAATTTCATGGCTTTTTCGCCAGTGTATCCCATAACAAGAAGTGTGAACCCATCTCTTGTCATACAGTACATAGGTTGCTTTTTATTCTGAATACTTGTATATGAGGAAGGCACGAAATTGTGCTGTCCGAATTCTTCACTGCATCCTAATTCTCTAATGTCCTGCAATACTCTTTTATGTTCTTTTCCAAAAGTCTCCGCGACATCTAGGCTTGTGACAATGCTCGTTTCTGCTTTTCTGATAATCATTGTTTCTACTAACATGCTTACATTCTCCTTTTCTATGTTTTTGCACGAAAAAAGCACCTGCTTGTTTGCAGATGCTTTTATATGTTATAGTATATCAAAGACAGAGGTATTATTCAGTATTATCAGGTATTAACTTTCATGATGCAAACACTTCTTTTGCAATTTTTCTGATGCTTTGCATGATTTTCACGCTTGCCTTATATACCGGCATGGTGGCTTCGGTACCGTAAGAGCGTACCCATTCGCCAGAATCGGCAAAATAAACCCACGATTCATTCTTTCCGTTTCCTTGCCCGTATGAACCGATTGTATATCCAAATTCTTGCCCTTTGGGATGTGGACTGGTTCCTGCAGGAGTGTTATACGAAATACCCGCCCCGAACTCAATGAACAAAAGGTCAGAGCCTTCACACACAAGCGTCGCCTGAGAATAGCCGCCAAAGTTATTGATTCTGATATAGGTATTATGATTTTTGTCAGAATCGCCTTGTGCCAATGCTATGTTTTCATCTATGACCGGGATTCCAAGTTCTGCCAGTCTGCGGAGAAATTCCTCATTCTTACTTACAAGTGACTTCTGACACGCTCTGAGCTGTTTTATTGTGTCCTGTATAGATTTATGCGACAGTTCCATTTTGATAGTCTTATTCGCCATCCGAACCATCTCCTATATACTTGATACCATACCGCGCTACATTCCCTCTTTGGGTATCAAGAATCTTTTTCAGACGGTAATCCGGCGGGACTGTAGGTGCCCCAGATTCATTCAGAATAAGTTCTCCAGATTCGGTCAGTTCCGGTTTGCAGTCTATCCAGAATACATCGGCGGTCTGCGGTTTGAAGCTACGGTCAAAATTCGTGATGTATCTGTCATAGTCCGGGATATAACCGGCGGATAATTCCTCTGGCGTTCCGGCAGTCGCAGATACGGAGAGGTGATGTAATTCTGGCTTTTGGTACGTTTTGATTGTGTCTATCCCGTCAAGTTCTTCTGTCACCATAGACCAGTATATTGTTTGTTTTTGACGTTTTAGTCCTCTCATATAGTTCTCCTTAAATAACATATTTGTGATGATTGTATCTGACCGACTCTTAATTAACCTTTTGCATAAATCATAGTTGTATGGAGATTTAAGATCGCTGCGTTTCGCTCCGCTACACTTAGCTGATGAGGAACCAAGGGGCGCACCCCGCCAGAAGCGGAAGCACCGGCGTTGGCCGCACCACCATCGCTGAACACACGGCAGAAATCCGAAGAGGAACGAGCCGCCCTGAGCCAATACCATGATCTGCAAGATGAGATGAGAGAGTGGTTATGTTTGAATGCTGCCAACTGGGATTTATTTGTACCAGTATCAAAACCATTCTGAGAAGCCTGTGACCAAGCTCTTGTTCCATAGACCATCTCTTCATTCATGAGATCAATCTGTCTTGAATACCAATCCCATCCACTAGAAATACCATTAGAGACAGTATTAACTAATAAATTCCTATAAGTAACAATATGAGATTCACCAAAGTCTGCCTTAATCTTTGTAAGAGCTTGATCGAGTCCAGACTTATACATCTTGGAACCCACATAACTACCCTCTGTGGTATTTGTATCATTCATCACATGACTGTACATCGGTGCATCAGGAACTACTAAGATGTGATGAGTATCTAAAGATGTGCCACCAGTTTTGTATAAATAATCGAAATCCATAAATCTATATGTAGTTCCATTGATTACAAGGTAGTCACCACAATATAAATCTTTAAATGTACCGTTCTTAATATTGGCAGACATTTCCGCAGTAAACTGTGTACCTAAGTTTTTACCGCGATAAATAGAATTGTGAGTTGCGGCGTTATTTGCACCAATATTACTATTTAATTCATTAATCGCTCCCAGAATCGTTTTGTCATTCGTCTGAAGCTTTGCAAACACTTTGTCGGCAATTTTATTAAGGACAAAATCTGACAGCTTGCTCAGCACACTCTTTTTCATTCCTACACCGTCATTAATCAGAAAGGCGTCAGTATCGGCTAATGTACCTCTGTCGGTGTAATTCGCAGATTCCAGATTTTCCGTTTTGGTTTTCAAGGATGTTATGATCTCGGAATCCTCTCTCAAGTATGGTGCCATATCAATAGCCGGTCCAAGAGTGTCCCATATTTCTCCTGTCCACGCTACATTCATGCCTGCCTCTCCATAAATAGATTTTTCAGATATGTTATACATCCATCCAATCTTAGGAGATAACGGAAGTTGTGAAATGTCTGATACTGAACCTTTGTATAAAAGTGGTGTTGCAATTCCCTCTACGTCCTCTGATACCTGATGGATTTTTCCGTCAAGAACACCATATACTTCAATCGGTGTTACTTTGCTTTGTTCGATCTTATCAGGTTTATACCACAATTTCTTACTCTCATCAAATTTGTAATACTCTCCAGTATCGGTCATAAAACATGATGAATTGTTAGCAACGTACAGAGGAAGCTTGTCTGAGTCTTTCGCAAGTCCTTGATAATGACGTTTACCACCATCTTTGAAAACTCGGTGAATACTGCCAAGTTCCGGAAGCTGTTCGCCAGGCTTGTATTCTACATCATCAATGATTACTGTATTTTGTGCAACTGCCATAATAGTTCTCCTTTCACTTATCAATTCAAAATATAATCTTTTTCTTCCTTTGTAAGAATTGAGAGATTTTCTATCTTTTCTTTTGTAATTTTGCGAATTGCTTAACTAAAGCCCTCTTTAGTTAATTAGTTTCTGCTTTCGGTTCTTCTTCCTTGCCAACATCCATCAACTCATTGTACTGTTCCTCTGTAATTCTCCCAACTGCAAAAAATACGTCAATCTTGTTCTTTAAATCATCTGTCAGACCGTTTTTCTCTTTAAGTTTTAGTAATGTTCTATATAACATAATCATACCTCCAATTCTGTAAGTGCTACTGCATATTCGCTGTTGACATAGGCTTCTGCCGCCTGTAAATCAGTATCCTGAGCACGTGCGTCCATGTCATAGATATAATCTCTCGTATCGCCTATCTGCTGTTTTACATAGTTCCAACCGTTCTCCATTGAAATTGGATAATTGAATATTATATATCCGTCAAGCTGTTCGGAATTGACAGATATATTTGTGGTTGGATAATATGTTACAAGTGCTTTGAATGCGGCAATTTCTTCGGAGGTGAGGTCAATTTCGATTGGTGTTTCCAGAATTCCCATTAACTGAATGTCTCTTTTTCCCCACCATGCTTTAAATTCTTCTGCTGTGGTAAATTCACTTGTTTCTTCATAATACACAAATAAATCTCCACCTGTGTCAATTCCGCATGATTCAACGCAACCATAACTTGCACTCGTGCCAACTCCCAATGTTTGTAAATTAGAGCATTTGCAAGACCATTTGTTAAAATTATCAGCGGCTTTTAAAAATTTATTTCCTAATATAAAACGTTTTTTACTTGGATTATTTGTAGGTCGTACTAATACTATAGGATCTTTACTAATTTCTTTTATTTTTTTTACCAATTTCCCACGTTCCACATCCACATAATCTGCAATATACTGCTGGCCATCAATTGTGACGTTACCGCCTGAGCTTACAGGGATGGCATTTAATGTGTAGGGGAGGGTAGCGGTCTTAAATTGTGTTCCATCTTTATTTGCTACTTTAACAATCGGATTCACCACGCTCTTAATCTCCTGTGGATAGTCTGGCGAGGGGGACGGCTTGCCGCCGGTGTATGGTTCGAAATCATCGTAGGTGGCGGTAAGGTCAGTGGTTATCATTGGTTTGATGATTGTTTTTGGAACAGTCTGACCAACATATATATGTATATCAACAACTGATAAATCGTACCCTGTAGGAACAGCAACATCGCCTCCGTTATAGGTTTCATTAGAATATTTTTTTTCAGTTTCGTTATAGAGAACAAAACATATTCTTCCGACCGAACCACTTATGGTAGAACCAGATTCTGTAATAAACTTGACTTTTTTTCCAATTAATGAATTATACAATGCTTTTTGTTCATCTACGGTTCGTACTAACGAAAAAATAAGTTCGCCAGAACTGTTATTTGTACCCTCGATTGTATACGTTCCATCTCCGTTATTTGTTAATGTGACACCACTGTATGTGTCAGTTTTGAATGTAACATTCAGCAAATTCTTCCCACTATACTGTTTCTGCTCAGACTTACCATACAGCATCATATCCATAATTTTGCCATTGTCGGAATCGGCAAGATAATTTTCGCCTTGCGAACTTGCGTAGAATTTGGTGATTTTGGTGGATATATCTTCCTTTAGTGAACCAGTTTCCTTTTTCAGTGAAGCAATGTCTGTCTTGTTCTGCTCGATCTGCTGTGCCTGTTCTGTCGTGGCTCCAGGCTTGACTGGATTCTTTTCAAAATATTCCGTAACTAATCTTTGTATTACCGTCTCTGCTTCTTCTTTTGTGAGATACAGTGACATATCAATTGGAGCGCCCATAGTGTCCCAAACTACGCCGTTCCATGCCACATTCATTCCTGCTTCGCCGTAGACCGACTTAGACTCGATATTGTACATATCGCCAATGTCTGGATTTAATGGAAGCAAATCAGCGGTCGCAACTGTACCTCTGTATCTTACAGGGCTATTTAATTTAGCTTCCATATCGGAAATCTGGCGTTTTAATATTGCATATACTTTCTTTGCTGTTAATGCCATATGCGCTTCTCCTTTACAGTTTGTACCATGTATCGGTAGGTTTGTGATATTCGTATAATTCAGAAGTATCAAGGCACAGCGCCGAAGAACCACTCTGTACATAATGCGGGAGCTTTGATACATCTTTTGAAAGCCCCTCGTAATCACGAACCATACCTTTTGCATCTGTACATACCCAACTGCCTAAATCCGGCAATTCATCACCGGGATTGTACTGAATGCCATCAAAAATAATTGTGTTTTCTGCTTTTGCCATCTATGCAATCATCCTTTCTGCCCCGATAGGAGCCACATATGTGAACTGGTTTCCCAAGATATCTCTGGCCGTGCCAATAACAAACTGTCCATAGTCTGCCAGAATATTGCATACAAATTCCTCTGCATCTACCCAGTATCGTTTTTTGACCATACGATGAAGTTCTGGTAATAGACCATAGCTGAACATCACACAATGCCCTAACTCATGAATAAATACACGGTTCAGAAGTTCTCCATACAGGTTATTTGCGATTGAAATAATGCGGGTGGAATAATCCGATACTCCAAGCGTCCTATTGCCTGTACGGTCAATTAACACGCTGTCGTGCAGAGATACAAACTGCACTCTCCATAGGTCACCGTTCATGTAAAATTGTCTTAGCATGGCTTACCACCATCCTTTTCTCAACTAAAAAGCCCCTGCTACATTCCTGTAACAAGGGCAAAGCTCATTTCATATTCAATTCATCTGCTGTATAAAACGTGTCAAGTCAGTTTTCATCTGCTGTCTGATTGATGCGTCTGCATCATCCCACATTTCTTTCATATTGCGGATGATATCTTCTGTATACTCTTTCATGGAATCATCCATTTTTCTCTTAGACTCAGCGTCTTTGGAATCATGGTAATGTCTGCGATTCTCGCTGTATCTGTCGTAGGTTTCACCATATCTGGATTGCCTATTGTTCATACCGTCCATTCTCATATCACTACGGTCTGGATGATAGCCCATGCGGTACATATTACGTTCAAACTCTGGATTGCTCGGATATTCACTTACCCAGTCGTCATCCTGCATATGGAGATACGGCATATATCCCATTCGGCTTCCTCTGCCTTTTGGTGCAAATCTGCCGTTTGCGTAACGATAGTTGTCATATCCCATGCGTCCAAGATACTTCTCTTCCTGTTCACATTCGTCCATAGCTTCTACGATTCTGTAATCTTTATCTGCGCAAATCGCACACTTTACAGCTTCCATGCAGTCTTTCAAATCGTCCCAGTCTTGAGCACTGAGATTATCAAAGCCATGTGCTTTAGCTTTCTCCATGGCCCATTTACCCATTTCCATTGCAACTTTATGCATTACATTGCCCCCTTTCTGGCAGCCTGTGTAACAGGTGTGTCTGTCGTTGGGGCTGTACCATTAATTGCTGTTAAATTGTTACTCGGACTACAAGCTGGATTTCCCAACATCTTGAATACTCCGCCAGTTGCACTTGTAGCTACTCTGGTTGCGTACTTTGTTCTGGTTCTTATTCCGCAAGCCGTAACCTGTGCGCAGCAACGATTCTCTAGCGGATACAAAGTTGTTCCTGTTCCTATCTGAATCATTACCGGAGCAGTAATTGTAGTGGCTTCTGGTATACTTTGTGCAACAACAATACAATATTTTTCTCCATTGTTGTAACTGCCTGCCGGAAGTGTGATTACAAGATTGCCTCCTGTAAACGAAACAGACTGGCTTATCACAAGATGACTGCAGAGCTTACAAACATTTTTACAACTCATATTTTATACCTCTCAATCAAAATAAGAGGTGAGCCGTAACCCACCTCTTAGAATTAGTCAACCTCTAAGGGTGAGTTACTTAGCAGCATCCACTGTTGCATCCGCATCCGCCGTAATAGGTATTCGGATTAGGAACAACGTATGCCGGGATGGCTGCCGGATTAATTGCATTGATTAACTGCTGAGTCTGTGAAGCCATAGCAGTTGTAAGCAATGCAGACTGGCGATCCTGAGATGCAGCACGTTTCAGATCAGTATTTTCTGCCTGTAATGTTGCAATCTTATCCTGAGTCAGGAAATCAAGGATTGCTCTTGTATTACTGTTCTGGTTTTCCAGAAGGTCTCTTGTATTGTTATTCATTGTGTTCTGGAGAGCACAAGTGTTGGTAGCCATGTTGTAGTTGATACCCTGGATAGCTTCCCTTGTTTCACAGCAACAATTTGCTAACTGAGACTGTAATGCATTGGTGTTCTGCATATTAGCCACTGTATCAGCGTTAATTGCCTGCTGAACGCCATTGAAGCCCTGAAGCATTCCAACGTTCACGCCGTTGAAGCCACTCTGCATGGTATTGTTGAGTGCATACGTACTGTCGCAAATACCCTGCTGAATACCTCTGATACCGTTCTGAATATCGTTAAGAGCAAAGCCCTCATTAATATCCGCACGTGTGGCCCATCCTTGGAATCCAGCACCATTTGCACCGTTTCCACCATTGCCGCCGAAGCCGCCGCCCCAGCCGCCAAAGCCTCCCCATCCAAAGATGGCAAAGATCAGGACGAGCCAGATAAGTGAAAAGCCATCACCGCCCCACATATCATTGGCGCGATTATTAGAGCCTGTAGCGGCAGCAATGTCACTAAGACTGTAATTTGAACCATTCATCATGTTTTTAGTCTCCTTAAATTTTATTTACAATAGGAGACATCCGCGGCTGTCGTCCCGAATTGTAGCGATTTTTAATCACCCAATTGTGGGGAAGTGTTATAATCCAAGGAATTTTTGTATAATTCCATCTGGAGATAAATGTTTTTCGTTGAATACATTTTGCTGTATTTGATGCAACTGGTCTGTATCACCTTTTTTGTATAAATCCAACGCATTCTTCAATGTTGGATTATTTCCTGCAAATTTACTCATATCGTTCATCATGTTGTCAACACTTCCGAACCTCTGAGAAATCATTTTCTCAAATTGTTTTTTCATCATGGCGTTTGGATTGAATGTCATCTCTGCCTACCTCCGTTCTGCTTAGGTTCCGATGTCCCCGACATCTGTGTCGGAAACATACTCTTTATTTCAGAAATCTCCGAACAAACATCGTTCCGAAGCTGATTAAACATTGCTTCAATGTCAATCTGCTTTTCATCTTGCTTAGATTGCTGTTCATCTGGATTTACGAGTCGGTAAACAAAAATCCTGCTCCTTCCATCGGATTGAAGCTGTTTTCTGTAAATTTCAGTTCCGTCTGTTTTTGGATAGTAAACAGGATTGCCGGACATATCCACATCTTTAGCCTTTACAGTATCAATTCCATCCACCATCTGTCCTTGAAGCATAGGTGATTGTGGAACCGGCTGTAACTGTTGCATCTGCATTTGACCATAAGGCATTGCCTGTTGGTAATTATTCTGCAATTGTGCCAGCCTGTCCTGATACGGCTGTATCTGTCCGTATGGATTGTTTATTATTGGTTGTTGCGGATAATACGGATAACCTGCCATAATCTGTTCCTCCTGTCCGGGATTCAAGAATCATATCCATATCATCTATAGAACGATGCTTTTCCCATATACCCTCGTAAGGGTTTCTTAACATAATCATTGTGTTTTCTCCTATGATTATATTATATAGGAAGGAACTCTGTTTTTGAACGTCACTATTTCGCCACGTTTTCGCCACAATACAAAGAAAAGCCCCGACAGTACATCGGGGCAACTTTAGAAATTTTCTTCTTTATTCTTTTATTAATTCGGTCTATGGTTCTTGGACTATACCCCATAAGTTCAGATGCTTCCCATAGTGTCTTTTCGCCATAGGCCCGTAATCGAAACAGTTTTTCTTCTCTGGAATCGAAGCCTGCTTCTTTTAAATAAAATTTTCTTTCATCTTCTGAAAAGTCTGTATAATTCATATTTCCACCGTCCTCCCTTACAAGTGGAATCAAACTGGAAGAATACCGCTTAACATAAAACCGATAACTGCGCTGACAATCGATGTAATAACACATACAATGATTGTATCGTAACGCTTTCCCGGGACTGCCATGAGAGTCTTTATATTGTTATTCATCTCATCCACAGTTGACTTGATATGGTTCAAGTCATTCTCACTTAATGCTGTCTTTCTTTCCAGTTCCCCGATACGCTCATAAAACTCTTTACTACGATCAGATTGCTTCTCTTGCATCAACTGAAAATTCTTTTCCAGTTCTTCTATGCGGTGTTCATTAAAACATTCATGTTCACATCCCATCGCCAGTTCCTTTCTTCACTCCCTTAACATTTGCTTTTCCCTACTGAATATAAGCAACCCAGCGGCACTCCGGGAGGACAAAAATACTGTGCCACGTGACCCAACCATCTTATTAAATTAAACTTCCTGCAAATGGAAAAACACCATGATTGATATATATTTCTGTTTCGGATTCCCAGTTTCGACTTACTGAATTTTCAGAATGCGAATCTTGGAACTCGGCTCCCTGTTTCACAAGGAAATAGAGAGCCAGATCAAATATGCAATCATAACAGTATTCCATATCGGTATTGATTTTTTCATCTGTATATCCAGACGGATAGTTGCGTTTCTTTTTGAACGAACGAATTGCACGCTTCACAGACAAAGAAATCATACCGTCAGTTTCCGCATCATCGGATAGATACTCTTTCAGATCTTTCACAAGCTGCTCGTTCATTTAAGATCACCTACCCTTGCTGAGATAAAATTTCAGAGATAATACCAGCCTTATTTGTCGATGTCAGGGCATAGCCATTGTCACTTGCGAGCTGTTTCAGTTGAACTACTGTCATGCTTGACAACTCGCTTTCTGTATACTTGTGTTTTGAAGCATCATTAACACTTGCTACAGATGGTGACTGGCTGTTCTTGTCGAGACTATGCCCGTTTATTCCCCCGCTTTGGTACCGATTACGATACCGCCATTAGCTTTTGCTGCTACTGGAACAAACATACCTGATGCTTTAGTCCAAACTGCAACTGGGTCTTGTGTAGCCCACATGGACAGTGTTACGAAGGAGCGATTTTCTTCCTGAATAAACTGTCTGTATTCAAGTTCCTCTGGCGTTACGCCCCAGAGTCCAGTACCAAATGAACCGTTCGGCTCTGCTTCATACAGTGTGAATACATCTTCTTTGAAGTATCTTCCTGTTTTGAGAGAACCATCCGCTTTTCTGAATCTGAATTTCTCGTCGCAACGATCAATTGTGATTCCGTATTCCTGCATAAGCAGATTAGCGAGTTCCTGTTTGGTCAGAAGACGTTTGTTAGCTGCTCCTAAAGCTGCGGTCTGCATTGCAGTGTTGTTTCTCATGTAGTTAATCATTTTAAGTGATGTCAGGGCTTTGTTTGCCACAAATCCATTATCTTCTGCAATAGCGACCATCTTCTGGATATCACCCATGATATCTGCATCTGGTTTAGACCAGTCTGTCATTTCTACTTTTGCATCGGACGGAACACCATAATCAATGCTCATATCCACATTGTTTTCTTTAATTTTTACAACACCTGTGCTAAGAAATTGGCCTTTCATGACATTTGCTCTAGCAACAACTCCTTCAAACAGATTAGCTGCATCATCAAATACAAATTTCTTTAAATTCTCATCATCCGGCACACCATTTTCAATTGCCTGCTGTAATCTCTCAGACTGATTGATTTTTCTCTTAATAAAGAGCTTTTCAGTCAGGACTTTTTCGAAGCCCGGTCTTGTTCCGATTTCTGCTTCAGTATCAAGTGCATGAACGAATGCTACCTCTGGAAGTCTCTGTCCAGCCATAAGTCTGTAGTATTCAGCTTTCAGGAACTGTGTTTTGACATCCGGGAAGATGGTGTCAAGAATGCCCGGCCTTTTTACGCTGAAATCCTGAGAAAAGTTAAGTCTTTCTTCCGGTGTGATTGATTCTAAAATATTAAATGGCATCTGCTGTACCTCCTTAAAATTCTGGGTCTGTAGTAGTCACAAAAACGATACCTGCTTTTTCAAGCTCTGTTTTTGCAGTGGTTTCTACTGTTACCGGAAGTCTTTTTTCAAGAACACGTCCTGCAACAATAACGGAAATCGGTCTCTTAGCATCGTCTGTCATATCAACATCTTCAAACACGATGCCTTTAGCACCAGTTGCGTTTGTCGGATATACAGAACCTGCTTTGATAATCTTCTTAGTTCCAACGGTTTCAGCATTTGTCTGTTCTGCTGTATAGGTTTTAAGTACCAGTCCTACCTCGGATTCGAGAATATTAGGTGTGGATTCGTACTGCTCTGTTTTCATAAAAGCCATAATCTAAATCTCCTTTTCTTAAATATTTACTGGGGCATTATCGTCTGCCGGTTTATTTTCTGGACACATTTTTGCTGAGTACGCTTTTGCATATTCAGATGCTTCGCTTTTCTTTTCTGGTTCTCCACCAGATTTACCGCCACCCGGATTAGGTGTCTTTTCAAGGGCTTCTTTTTCCCATGCGGCTTTTGCGGTATCAAGAGCGTTTTTATTTTCTACGGAAATTCCATCGACAAATGTCTGGGCTTCTTTAAGAGCATCCTCCGCATTCATATTTGAAAATGCTTTGATTGCTCCCGCATAGGCATCTCCTTTCATTCCTGCGTTTGCAAAAATAGAAGTAATTTTGCCTGTCAGAGCTTCTTTTTGGGAAGTTGCAAGTGCAGATTCAAGGTCAGAAATTCTTTTTTCGTTTGCAGCTTTTTCTTTCTGACGTTCCAGTTCTGCTTTTTCAGCTTCAGTCATGTTCTGTTTTTTTAATTCTTCCAGTTCTTTTTCCAGTGTTTCTGCTTTATCAGCCTGTTCTTTTACTTTCTGGGCTTTTGCTTTCTCTTTAGCTACATCAGAATTTGACTGATTCAGAAAAGAAGTAATCTGGTCATCGGTTGCATCTGGAAAAATCCTTTTAACATCTTCTCTTGTCATTGAAATCTCCTGTCACCAATACGCTTTTTTACGCTGTTCGCTCAGCTCAAGGTGTCTCCCATGATTACGCTATCGGGGTGCATATTTTTTTAATAAAAAAGAGACGATTTTACTCGTCTCTAAATTAACTGTATTGAATTGAGCACCGGCAATTCACAATCTCGTCTGCCGAAGCTCCTAATGAGGTATCTTTGGGAAATTGTAGCAAGCTATCTCCAACCGAGAACGGCTCACCAATCGAAAGCGTGGTTCCTCCGACCTCGAGGTGTGTCTTTCGTTCTCTTTTGTCTCCTACGTCAATCCATTTCTTTTTCGTCTTTCCTGATTTCACAGCTTTTGAATACTGTCTGTAGTTCAGTATTGAATTAGCTTCGCACTCTGAAATAAACATTGCCCGGTCATTTGACAGGTAATAATCATCAGTAATGCTTTTATCTTCAGAAGAAAGTCTTTCGAATGTTGTATCAATAATTTGCTTTGTTATATCAACGGCATATTGCTTGATATATGTATCTATAAGCATATACGAAGCAATTACATCCAGATATTTGTCATAAAATTGAGTTTGGATGTATTCTCGTTTCGTTTCTCCGCTTTCTATGGTTGTTTCTATCAGTGCCAAAATATAAAGGACAACTTCTTCCATTTGTTCGGAAAAAGCTATCCTTTCTTGTTTTTCTTTGTCTGATATCGACATTTTGCTGAAATATTCTTTATACGGTTCGCTCCTGCGGTTGTCAGGTCTGATATTTAGCTCATCATATGATGAAACACTCATTCTGAAATCACATCCTTATTAAAGCCATTCAGCAAATCTTTCGCTTTTTGCATTTCTGAGTCCGGGTCTGCCAATTCCGGGTAAATAGTTCCAAGATATGGTAAACTCATTTCATATACTTTTTGCGGATCACTAAATAATCCGCAAGTAATCAGCGCAATAAGCGGATGAATTTTATTTTTAAACAGATAATCAAGTGCTTGCGCTTTAACAAGCATATTATCAGTCGGGTTTCTAGTGATTTTTACATCAAAATCTCTGGTTGAAATATTTACATCCATTGAGGTTTTTCGAATGATATTCAAAATGATTCTGGCAGATGCCTTTTCAGCTTCTTTTGTGAACGCTTCTACCAATTTTGCGTCTCGTTCTGCAAAATCCCAACCATTTCTCAGATACACTGCATTGCCTGTGTCTCCGCCCGTATTGCTCTGTCGATTCGGCATCGCTTCTACAATCAGCATATTATTGTAAATATCATCTTTAGCAACCTGGCTCTCTGACTGATTTAGTTCAGCAGTCATTAAATCAACATCTGATTGCGTTCCATTCCCGACGTCTTTTACAGATACAGCACCGAGTTTTATCATTTTTACAAATTCTGCTTCGTCAATCTCACAGTTTTTGAATTTCATCAGAGCTTGTACGAATTGTTCAACCCCATTCAGTCTGTCAGATTGATACTTATTGATTGCATCATACATTGTAATCGCAATTTCGATGTCGGAAAGTCTGTCGTGATTATTCGGATATTCAATGATAGGAATACCACCAAAACCATTGATTCCAGATTCTGTTACCGCTCCATTTTGTATTTTGAAATACTGCCTGGAAGAATAACACTGATAATATTGCTGATTGTCCTCGCCTTTTAAAATCTGGACGGAAAGCACTGGTTTACCAGTAACGCTTGAATAAACAATATATACATCCTGCGGTGATGGAATAAATATTCTGAAAGGCGGTAAGTCTCCATCCTTTGTCCATTCATCCTCTCTCAGGATTGCTTTATATGCAGTTCCTACTGCACTCTGGTATATCCCAAGTTGAATATTTCTGGCGTCTGAATTGGCTTCGTCCAGATAATCATTGAGCCTATCAACTTGTTCGTTTGTTTTTTCACTCGCTTTTTTCTTCTTACAGACATACTGAATAGGTTCTCCGTATATCTGCCCTGCCTTGAATTTGACTGTTTCAAGGGCATGATTCTCAACAACTTTATTGTTGACCTCTGGGCGAACAAGTTTTTCACGATATAAAATTGGCTGATCGCCTTTGTAATATCTGTAAAGATAATCCATCAGGGTTCTATTCCTGTTATGGATTCCGATTGTATCAGAAAGGACCTGTGCCACGTTCTGGGGAGTAATCTGGTCTACGCCAGTATAGGCAGTTTTTCTGCCAAACTCGCCTTGGCATAGGTCAACAAAATTTATTTTGTTTCTCCCCACTGCCTGTCCTCCTATTTTTCTGCATGAAAAAAGCACCAAGGGTTCTTCCCGGTGCTTATTTTACAGCTTATATTATATAATATATGCAGGTATTATTCAGTATTATCAGGTATTAACTTTCAAAATTCTTAATGTTTTTGACGATATTCAGTGCTTTCGAATGCAATAATTTCACATGAGAATAGGAATATCCCATTTCACAGGCAATCATTTCAAGCCTTTCATCTTTTACATATCGCCTAAACAGCAGATCATACAAATCTGAATTGATATCGCTCACCTTGTCTATTGTTTCAATAATGTCTTGCTTTTTCTTTGTGTATTCAATAACCATTTTTTTGATTTCTGTTTGAATGTCAACAAGTTCGCTTACGGCATCGGTCATTTGATTGGGATTCGGAGTAGACTGAACTTTTTCACCATATGAGAACGATTTAAGCCCAAGAGCAAGACTTCTTAAATGTTCTTCTTCGTATTTTTTATTTTTAATAAGCTTGTCATATTTCTGAATTTGCCCTAAATATTCTCTTGTTGTCATACTATCTCCTTCCCCAAAATGGATTGCGCATTGCAGTTGCTTTTCCGCCTAATGGATTCTGCACGTACTCTGCCATCATCGCCAAGCTGTCCGGGCCATCATCATGAGATACTTTTGCCCTTGTGGTATATGTGGTCACATTTCCCATAAATAATCCGTAGTCGGATTTTGGTTTATACTGGCTCGGATGTAAAAAATAAAAATGTTTTGATATGTAATCAGAGTTTACGAGAATTTTTGTCTCTTTATTTGCTTGCGTAGGTCTTGTTTCGATATCCGCTCGGCATTTCCCTGAGATTATCTTTTGAATGTTGTGTGCAACACGATTTCCTACGTTATTTGACTCGAATCTGATTTTATGCGGATTGTGTTTTATCAAGATATCAGCAGTCTTTCTGTCCAGGATGTCGTAATCTGTGGTATCATCGAAAACAACGTCCGGGATAAAAAATTTATCCCCATATTGATATGCAATAGGTAATGATTCAAAATCTGTACCTTTATCTTTTGTATCACATACTGCCCATATCGCATCTGCTTCTCTGTCTGGTATAATTGTGTATTCGTCCGTGCATCCGTCGGGAACGTCTTCTTTGCCAAAGAAAAATCTTTTTAGCTTATCTGGCGGAAGCAATAATCCTTCACGTTCTACCGGTTGTTGCTGATAAAGACAGTTATAAGAGATTTCGTCCATGGACTCTTTAGCATCGTTGAAATACTTCTCAGAGAATCCATTTACTGTGAATAAAAAATTGCTTTTGCCATTCTCGTCAAGTGCCGGTACTGCTATAAACCTTGCTCTAGGGTTCCCGGCGTATAACTGCTGTAGCTTTCCGATAGGGTCATGCACTGACCATCTGGTAGCAATATAAAATTCTTTGCACCCTTCAAGTCTACGAGAGCGCAAATCATTTACTACTTTTGTCCATAAGGTGTCCAGTCGATTCTTGTTCAGTGCTTCTTCAATTCCAGACACAAGGTCGTCGGCGGTAAGGAATCGGTTGCATCGGGTCGCACCAGTCAGAGAACCATCAATTGAACGGAACGTCCAAGTCTTAAATCGTCCGTTTCTTTCGAGATTGACCGTAGTTTCCTTTGCATTTGTTCCCTGTATTTCTACATTTGGAAAAATCTCATGCCATGTGTACTCAACCGGATCATTGATGATTTCCAGAACTCCATCATAAAGTGAACGTGTCAGAATACTACTGTGCGCTGAGGACAGGTTGAAATCATTCGGAAACCACCCGCCTACCAGAGACAGAAAGAAATCTTCAAGAGTAGATTTTCCGCAACCGGGTGGTACGCTCAGTGCAAATATATCAAGTTTATCATCCATCAAGTCTTGTAAAGAGCCGATGATATTGTGCTTCAAGAACACATTTCTTCTTGGCTGATAGAAGCGTTCTTTTAAGATTCTGTTCTTTTCCAGATACAGTAGACCACTGTCAACCTGATAGTTTCGGGCTTCGAACAGAAGATATTTGTAGTAGAGGTCTTCAAATTCTTTTGAACCTGTTTGAAGCAACTGATTAAGCGCAGCTTCTTTTCCAATATTGCTTAATCCTATGCCTTTTTCGCGATAATTCGGGTATTCTTTGAAAAAATGTTTTTCATCCATTAAGTAGACAAGGGAATATAACTTATTCCACTTTGTTTCCGGGCTTAGATTACTGTTGATGATGTTATCTCCGATCATCACATACCATTCCGGCGATTCTTCAATAATTTTTTGCATAAAAATAGAGCCAGACCTCCTTTCTCCTTAGGATTTAGTCTGGCTCTCATGTGGCTCTTTGACTAGTTATTCACTTGCTTTAAAGTTATATATAGGTTTGATAATATCAACTATTTCTACAGTATCTTTGATATTATCAATAATTTCTTGCGGTGGTTTGTAGGCCATAGGGCTTTCATCAATTGTGGATTTCTGAACGGATGTTGTGTATATCCCATCCATAGACTCCTTAAATTCTTCTAACGAGATGTTTTCTTTTGCTTTTGATCGGCTCATAATGCGTCCTGCACCATGCGGGGCCGAACAGTTCCAATCATCGTTTCCTTTTCCAACTGCAATAATACATCCATCTCGCATATTCATTGGGATAAGAACTTTTTCGCCATGTCTAGCTGATATTGCGCCTTTACGAACAATGTTTGTATCGTGGTCAATATAATTATGAATTGTATCAAACCATGTGTTTCTTTGGAGCGTCCAATTCATAGTGTAAAATATAGCACTCTGTATGCATCGTCTGTTTATTCTTGCAAATTCTTGACAGATTTTCATATCATGCAGATATTGTTTTCTATGTTCTCCCGTCAGGTAACATAATTCTTTTGGAATACCTAGTTTGACCGGCTTCCATTTTCGTTTTAATTCATCAATACCATTTTGGATTTCCTTGTGCCTGCCAGAATGCTTGTATTCTTTTACTAATTTTTGTATTTCAGCTTCAAGTTTATCTGTGCCTTGCATATCTTCTATGGCAATTTTCTGATATATTTCAGCTACTTGTTTTCCAAGGTTGCGACTTCCAGTGTGAATCACAAGATAATTTACCCCTTTTGAATCAGTGTCAACTTCAATAAAATGATTTCCGCCCCCAAGCGTACCAAGGCTCTTGCAAATCCATTCGATATTTTTAAGCTGATGGAAGCAGTGAAGTTCTTCTAATTCTTCAAAATTTATGATTTCGTCACGTACATTTCTTCCTGCCGGAACATTGTTTCTTATTACTTCGTCAAGTTTTTTTAAATCTATTGTCCCCACATCGGTAGGAATTTGTGTTGTAAGCATTCCACATCCAATGTCTACGCCAACAATGTTTGGAATTACTTTGTCTCCAAGATCAGCAGTAAAACCAATTACACATCCTGATCCTGCATGGACATCTGGCATGATTCGTACTTTACATTCAGAAAATGCAGGCTGTTTTATTAATGTGTAAATCTGATTTAATGCTTCTGGTTCGATGTTTTCTGTAAATATCTTTAAGTCACTCATAATGGCGCTCCTTTCTGGCTCTCTGATTGTTATTCGAGTGTGAATTGAGTTTCATCAAGTTTGGGCTGGATTATATATGATCTATTCTCCTTCCAGCACTTTAATAATAATTTCTTGAATTGCGATAAAATCAGAACACGACATATTGGTTTTATTAGAACGAAAATATATATCAATTTCTTTCAGCAACAATTTATGTATCCTGTGTTTCTGGTCATCTGTAAGATAATCTTTTTCGATTGGTTTCTGGTTGTATATATCAGACCATTCTGATACAGCTTGTTCTATTGTGATTCCTCGTAATGCATTATTAATTATTAACATCCATTCTGAATAAGGCAGTTCTTCTTTGCATTCTAGTGTTATTTTAGGCGGTACGTCTTTTTCTGCGTTTATGAGATCAAATGGAATTATTTTTGAACCAATTTTAATAAGGCATGTATCCCAATTACATATTTTTTGAAATTGGAGTTTAATATATGTAACTTCTTTTTCTAATGGATCAATTTCAATCCGCGCTTTTACTTCTTCGCCTGTTTCTATAATTTGTACAGGTACATATTCTGTTAAAGTCATGCATTCACCTCAATCTGGAATCCCTAACTGTTTATAAGTAAATATGGCTGTATATTTTTTACCACATTTGTAGCAAGTTTCCGTAATAGTGCAAGTCTTTTCTTTATCGTCACATTTTGATTCTGTATCTGAACTTTTGAACTTGCATCCGCCTGTCAGAAAGCATTTGATTCTTTTTTTATTCATACATTCACCATAAACTCTTTCTTACAGTTGCTTCCCTTACATTTGTACGGCATCCGATGAATTTTTGTGGTAGGAAGTATTTTCAATGCTCTTTTTCCGCAATAAGGGCATGACACCCATTTCTCGCCGTTTACTGTTTTAATTTGTGCTGAGCCGTCCCATGGCTCGGGTATATTCATATATTCAGAGAAGTCTACTCCCTCTGATTCAAGTGCTGTTTTAATGCTCATTTACCATTGTCCTTTCTGATCAATGTCAAAATCGTCAAATAATTGTCCCCGATGTAATCTGATTTCCATGTTTTAGAAAGATTTCCCGTTTTGTTGTATATTACAGTCGTATTCCCTGCCAGAAGCAAGCGTCTGTCTGGATAGAACCTAGTCGGAATATTCATTCGATGGCATTCTCCCTCGATATTGTATGTGGTGTCGAGGAAATCAATGTCTGAGCCTGTATGAACTAAAAGCATATTTGCTTATTCTCCTATCTTTTCGCCTGCTGCGTAACAGTCTGTTATGTATGTTCTGCATACAGAGTCCAGACCATAAACTGCTTTTCTAATTGCTTCTGTCATTTTTTCATCATAATATCTATTTCTAATCCGAAACTTGTTTTCATATTGTGAAATAGATATAGAATCTTCTAGCAATGGATATTTCTCACCTAAAAATATAGGCATATCTCCAAAGCCATCCATTGAAAGTTTATCAAGTATGTTTAATAATCGACTAACAGTAATTTGATTATCCATAATATCAACTCACCCCATGAATCTTTCTCAGGTTTGCATATCGGTCAATCAGAACGTCAAGTGTTGTATGCAACTGATTAATCGTAGTGCAATCATCCTGATGCTGTCTGTGATATTTTGCGATTTCTGCAGATTCGTCATAAAATGGTGTATCTGCCTTTTCACTCACCTGCTTTTTTAAGTAATCGTTGTAATCGCACATTTTATCCAGTTTAGCCTGAAGATCATTGATTTTATTGTTTTTATCTAAAATTTCATGTTGTTTTTTCTCACACGCTGTCGACAACCGAACAACTTCAATTTTGAGTTGATCTATGCTCCATTTTTCTAAATCTCCTATTTGCATCTGATTCCCTCCCGCTAAATTTTTGTAAATATTTCCATATTGTAGTTATCACGAATATAATCTACACATTCAGACAGTTTTTTGCGTAAAACCAAATCATTTGCGATATCTGGATGCAATACATATAATAAACAACTATCCTTTTTACCGTCTTTCTGAAATTTCTTCCAGTTAAATGTCATTACGAACAACGGAATTGCTTTGAGATTTTTGGTCTTGTATCTTATGTATAGATTAAAAAATTTATTAAACATGGAAATCTCCCCTTTCAATTACGCTGTCTTTTCAAATAGATCAAGAATAAACTCCCGTCCCATCTGTACAATCCGTCTATGGTAAATCACTTTTCCGGAATCCAATACTTTCAGTTCGTTCATTTCTCTCTTTCCTCCCTGTGCTTCATCTGGCATTCGATCATCTTTGCTATATTCTCACGTTCCTGCTTTATTCCATGTCCTTGACGGAACAATTCGCATTCAAGGATATTTCCGCATTTAGAACATTCGTCTTTAATTTCTTTTCCTGCTATTTGCATTTTAAATTTCTCTCCCATATGCTACGATTTTCCGTATACGGAACAATATCATGATTTAGCGCATGTACAAGCTGTTCCATGTCGATTTCTTTTGCATTAATAGCTAATTTGGTTTCTATTCTTGAAAATTCATTTGACAGGATTTTGATTCTTGGTATTTGTGTTTCAAAAGGCTTACTACTAAGTAAAAACGCTTCTGCCGGATATGATCGGCTGTCCCATATATAATTAAATAAAGTGATTGTTTCGACAATGTAATTGTTTGTTTCTAATGTCATAACATTGCGATTTAATATCGCATTCGTAGAACCAAATAATCTACTTTTTAATGTATGCAAAAACCACTCGGAATCCTCATGGTTTACGGCTATATATAATATTCCGGTTTTTTCTTTCAACGTTCATCCTCCTGCTTTTAAATTTAAAAAAAGTCCAGTGTGCCGACTTGAACGGCATAAATCTCCCAAAGAGAAACACTGGAACCGAACGAAGTAAGAGAAAAATATTCCAATGATTGCAGTTCATTGGAATCGGAAAGGTAGGAATCGAACCTGCGGCGCATATCTTACAATGCCATTGCTCTACCACTGAGCTACATTCCGTACCGCCTATAACGGTCAGATAATGTCTGGGCTGAATTTCACTTCTTTTGCTATAGCGTAAATCCACCTGAGACATAGACCGCCTGTATACAAACAGCTTAACTCTAAGCGGATTAAGTTGCAGGAGACGGATTCGAACCGCCGTTCTCAAGGATATGAGCCTTGTGAGATTCCTCTTCTCTACCCTGCGAATGGGAGAATGCGGAGTTGAACCGCCCTGGTACTGTTAATCAGCCCTCTGCCCCATTATGGTATTGTTCTCCCAGAACCCGGAAGCCCCGGGTTAGCAATAGGTTTATCGTGTTATGCTTTCCACTAGGCTGTTTTCTGCCGTGCCAGCCCCACGGAGTTGTTTCGGATTTGGATATTCATGTCATTGTGTATAACGACGAAATCTTTTATATGTCTCTTGAAAACTTCCTGTCCTCAACGTGCACCTATTGACGACAATTTAACTCAGAGACTGTGTCGAACGGGGAATTATCTTCATCGAACAGGCTGTGCCGTTACACACCTTTCATGAAAACAATCCACATACACTCATTCAACAGTTTTTTCTGCCTATAAAACGGATAGACAGCATATGGAAGAAATGGAAACTACAGGACTCGAACCTGTGGCTTGTCGGTTATGAGCCGACCGTTCTGCCAACTGAACTAAGTTTCCTAAGCAGAGGGTTATTGCAGTTCAAGAGTAACTTCCTCTGCTGTTGCGATTCTTGCCCTCGCAGTCGCAACAAAGGGTCCGCTGCTCCACAAAATGTGGAAACCATCCGGGACGTTTGAAGCCCCTTTATTCATCCCCTGATGGGATAGATGGTATTTCAGAGGAACTATATCATGCCAATGATATAGCTAACTAGGCTAGTGGGATTCGAACCCACGAATTCAGCAGTCAAAGTGCTGAGCCTTACCGCTTGGCGATAGCCCATTGCTTTCCGGGTTGGCGTTCCCGGAAATGTGATATATTCTGGTGGTTTTAGAAAGCATCATAGCTATTAATATTGTTAAGTCCGCGCCAGTTACTTTGCAATGGGTGGGAAAAAATTATATTATATTCCATTGAGTTTCACCAACGCAGACCTAAGCTACTCTGGATGCCTCGACCTGTCAGATTCAAAGGCTTTCCCTAACCTGAGAACGGCAGGTTTCTGATTTTCTTGTATTTTCACCCGTTCAATCAGTATGGTGAACAGGGGAATTTGTATTGTGAATGCTAACCACATTGGGTTCTCCTCTTATTCTGCAAAAATCCAATCTTCTGCTAACATATCTGCCTGAGATGCGACCCATCCCATCTGAACACCAGACGTTCCGACAAAAGCAATAGCTTTATTCCCGATTGCATCATGTTCGCAATTTACGATTTTATTATCAGTAGTTTTGTACGAGATTTTAGTTGCAAGCTGAATGTATTGCTTCTTTCCGTTCCAGCCTTTTCTTGCAACTTTGAGTCCGCGTTTCATGTACTTAATTGCATCTCCAAAAGAAAATTCTGATTCTCCGCCGAGCACCGGGCAGTTTGTTTCGTCTGCAACAATCCATTCATCAGACTGCATATTCATAGTGGTATATTCAACTCTCTGAGTCTGGCGAATATCAAGCAGTTCTCCTTGTGTATCGCTATCCTGTGGGCGGCACTGAATCATAATTGTTTCTTTTTCTGCGTCCCAATACCAATATCCACCCCATGACGGAAGTTTTACCTTGGCTCCCTGTTTCATAAGTTTAAATGCTTCTGAAAATTTCATTATTTGTGTCCTCCTTATAATCTAAAAATCACGATTGCATTAACTGCAAAACATATTTCCATTAATATAAATACTGCCGATGCTATTGGATTGCTTTTCTTTTCGGCTTCGTCCTGTGATATGAGGAATGCCAAGACCAATGTAAAAAATGCAATATCCAACATGGCTGCTACGAATTTTGCTAAAATCATTCTCTTTGTTCCTCTCCGATCATGAAATCAAGAATCTTACTGGCAGTTTCTTCTTCTGGTTCGAATGGTAAACCGCAGGTGCAATACTTCTCAATTGCTGTTTTAAGGCTTGCTTTGAATCCATTATAAACTTCTCCGTGTGTCATAAGTTCGTTCCTTAAAATGGCTATCGTGTGCGTAATAGTTGTAGAATTAGTATTGCTCATTCTTCAAGTCCTCCATTTCTTTCACGCTAATCCCGACTATCCCGGCGCTATCCTTGCTGTCTGTGGCTTTAAAGTGTGCTTTAGGGTGTTGTGGGTACATGAACTCAAACATAAGGTAATTTGCCGCATCCACGAGATATTCCGTGTTTCCGGTGGAATTATATTTCTCAATACATCGTTCCATGGACGGGAGTGCCTGCACGTTCCCGGTTTTAAAATTCTTCCTGGCAGGACCGTATTTATGATAGCTTACCTCGACTCGGTTCTTTCGAAGTTCATCGAAGCGTTCACTGTATTCTTCTGAAATCATGCTTCTTCTGCCTCTCCAAAATACTTTTTGTACAATTCATAATCGTTTTTGCCAATCAGATCTTTGACCCTGTGTGTGTTTTCCATTCGCAGATTGCTATACGCAAAAATTGTTTTAGTAACCTGTATACGATATTCGCCAACATCAGTTATTCCACTTTCAGTTTCGATTTTCTCTTCAGCTGAGAACCAATGCCTATTCGGAGTTAAGAAATAAACCCTTTGTGTGCTTACTCCAAGCGAGATATATTCCCTGCTTGATTCGTCCGCAAAAATCCTTTTTGCCGTTTCTGTATCGTACAACATTCCATTTTCCAGAACAGCTTTCTTGTGATGATATTCATACACCTTGTCATGCATTAAAGGTTTTTCAAGCGGATGATAATTTTCATCCTGAAGGGCAAAACCGCCTTTTTTATTTTTTAAAAATTTTTCAAGTATCGACATTTGCCTACATTCTCCGAAAATATTCTGCCAGGGCTTCCCTTGTGATCTGCGATACGCTTTTGCCGGTTCGGTTCTTTTCGGCTATAAGTTTTCGCTCTAGCTGATATGTGATCCGGATTCTGATTGATTCACCCTGAGAGTTATTCTTTTTTCATAGGCAGTATCCATTTTTACTGAAAGAATCGGTTTATCTCCGGTTTTTGCTAAAAGTGTAATGCCTTTATCGTTTTCCCAAGATGCTGTTGTTAATTGAATGTTCGTGATTCCTGTTTCATTACAAATATTCAAAAGCTGATTAGCTACATCCATTAACGCTGATCTCAGATATCCGTCATTATTTACGATCTGTTTCATTATTTCGCCTTTCTGACAAGGGGCTCTTTTTATTTTTTTGGGAATTTTTAAGCCTTGCTGTTGGAGAAGGCTTTTTTAATTTTTTGGGAACTCGGAGTACTTACTCGGCGTGCGTTGGGGCTTATATAGACCCCCTCCCGTTATCCATGCCGGACGCTACCAGGGAAGCCCGCCGCCCCATGGGTTCCCGCTTCCCTGGATTAACGCTGACCTTTAATGGCCTGCGGCAGTGGTCAAGGAAGAACTATATAACGGATAATTGTCAGAATATTACATCTATAAGAAAAACAACAGTTTTTTATATAGATTAATGTACATATTGCATAATTATTCAAATTGTATTTGTATATATTGCACAGTTTCTACTAATTTTCCTTGTTTTCGTTCCGTTTGTCCGTGGGTTATGTACATTTCCAGGTTCTTGATACGTCCTATCTTGTCTCACTCTCCTGTCAGCAACCCGCCAAACTCTTCTTTGATCTGTTCCAGGCTCTCCCGTGGTTTATCCTGTCGCTGGTTTGCCTGTACTGGTGCCGTCTCTGCCATGCCGTCAACAGCCTTACAAAGGAATATGCCACCAACGTTCCCGGAGGCTGCGCTTTTATATCGTCCGAGTGCGCATTCATCTTGCCATTTTTTAATCGTGTCGGAGCGTGAGAGGTTTAGCTTTTCACAATAGTCATCAGCTCTGCACTCTCCTTTCGCCCATGAATAAATTGTGTCCCTGTGAATTCCGATCAATAGTGCATATTCTTCTATCGTAGGCTTTTGATTATATTTATATACTAACTCTGTATAAGCTTCCCATATCTCATTAAGTACTGTTATGCTCTCAAGTATATTTCTGTTAAATCCAACGTGTTTATTTATATACTTAATCATACCAGTGAACTGATTACTGTTTGGCTTATATATTTCTTCTTGGTCATGCAGTGAATCAACATACTCATCAGCATAATAATTAATCGTACTAGTGTATACTTCTATTCCCTGTTCCGTTACTGTTGTATTACTTTTTTTCACTGTATCACCTCCAAAAATTGAAATAAAAAAAGACGACAAAAACACGTTCGCAGATACATTCCAGGACCTTTCTAAATCCCTTTCTTCTTTCCGTCTACTACGGTTTTAATCGTCTTAAATAGTCTTATTATTCTTATTGCCTTTCGGCTTATTCAGTTGTTAATTCTGTTTTATCATACTTTTATATCACTGTCAACAGCCTATTTAATTTTATTTTTACTGTTATATTACTCTTATTAACTCTATATATCTATACAGTACTGTATAGCATATATATTAATAAACTCTAGGTCTCTAGAATCTTGGAGGGGATTATATAGACAGTTATTATATATTTATACACATTGTAATACTGTCATTTTTCCGGCTATTAAACACAAAAAGCCAGACCTTCCGGCACCTTGTCCGGCGTGATCTGGCTGCTAAATTCTTATTCTTTTCGCGCTCTGGCTGTCGCTCCCCTCCTGAGTTCCGTCGCCTGTCGTTGATTTTATTTTATCCGCATCGGTTTTAAAAATCAAGTCCCAAAATAAAAAAATTTGCTTGACAACTTCAACAGTTTTGTGATAAATGTATTTTAACAACTTCGGCGGCGGGGTTGTTCCCCCTCACTCGTTACGCCGCCAAAATAAGACAACAAAAGCCCCCGGGATTATCTCTCAGGGGCTTATTTTTGCGTTTACGGAACTAAATTTACATCATTCTCAAACATCACTCCCGTTTATGCGCTGTTTATATTTTATATCATTGTTCGTAATTATGCAAGTTCTTCAATGTTTCCGGTACGACAGTTTTCAAAAATTCCATCGCTTAACTGACCGTTAAATTCACGTTCACATAATTCGGAGGTATCTCTTGTTATTCTGATAATCGAATAAAGATTTGATCCGGTCTTGTCGGCGTTCTCTATCTCGACAATTCTCACGCCGTCCTCTTTGCTGCTCCAATCGTATTTTCTTGACGGTGAGAAGCTTTCTTTTAACCGGTGGCCGCCATAATTTCCGCATACTTTCCATGATCTCGTAACTGCCATTTTTATTCCTCCCTTATCTGTTCTTCGTATTTTTTTATGAGCCATTCCGGGACCGGTTCGTCTCCGTCGTCACCCCTGTATTTGATCGGGTCAATATTGTTTGTGAAACACCACTCCCAGCTGTTATAATCATCACCGTCTTTTGATACGATGTAAAATATATCATATTCGCCGTCTACAAATGCCATTGTATCTGTTGCATTCATTGTATACAACATGATATACATATTTCTTCTGTATGCGTACGCCATTTCTAGCGGCGAATCTTCACCGCTCAAAAAATCCATAAACATTTCAACGTCGTATGAGTCTTTTGAAAGTTTATTATAATAGTCATAGACTATTTTATCCCATCCGTCTGGGAAAGTTTTGCATTTTTCTATTTTCTCGTTATCTTCTTTAGCCATTTTGTAAATGGTTTCAAGTTTTACTCTCTTAATCATTTTTCTTTTCTCCTGTTAATTAATCCCGATAACCTTAACCCGGGTTTGCAGAATATCCTCCGCAGATTCCAGAATCTCGAAGTCAACGATGTATTCCTCGCCATCCTGATATACGGCGATCGCTCCAGACTCCAACAGTTCTTCCCCATCTCCGTTTCCGTCCCAGAGCTGACCGAAGAAATATTCTTTACCAGTTTCAATTGTGTCCTCTGTTCCGAGGACGTAGGATAATGTATTTAATTTCATGCTGATTTCCTCCTTAATCTTCTACCGTTTTCAGAAAAGTTCTATGCAGTTTTCTATTTCCGTCATAAGCCGAAAAACACGGCTTTTCATTTCCTTCCAGTACCTCGTTAATGGTGTAATTCGTTCCCCATGGAGCTGTCACCATCAACTCGCCCATGTAGTTCTCATATGGTTCCCAACCTTCCGGGGCTTCCACTGTGATTTCATCCCAGCAAGTAGCCGTGGCTTCTGGTGCCCCGTATGTGTAAACGTTTCTTTTTTCGGCTGATAAACAACCGTAATTGCAATAAATTTTGATGTTCATGTTCTTCTCCTGCCTGCCCTTCGTGGGGGCTATTTGATGTGCTTTCTTTAACTGTCTTTATTATACATCTATGTGTGTTATATGTCAAGTGTATATGTGCGTTATTTCAATATTTTTTCAAGTCTTTCCAGTTCTGCAAGAACCGTATCACGAATAAAAGCACTATTACTTTTATTTAGATGTAGGTTTTCTATTCTCTCCTTTGTTTCCTTAGGAAAGACAATATTCAATCTATAATTGTTTTTCTCATAGTTTCTAACCGCTTTTCTCTGTGCATCAGTTGCCATTATTTACTGTTCCTCCTCTTCAATTTTTCTTCTATTATAATGTATGTGCGTTATATTGTCAATAGTTATATGTGCGTTATACATATTATACAGTTTTAAGCGTTTTATATGTGCGTTATTTATGCATTATACCATCTTGTATATGTGCGTTATATCTGGTATTATATAACCATCAGCAGAGAACAAGCAACCCAGACATAGAGCCGGGGGAACGGAGGAAAACATGATTAAATTTTTAGACTTATTCAACACAATGCACGGTGATTTCTTCGAAATCCAGAAAGGCAGAAAAAGCGAGCTTGTAGAATGGGAAATGAGCGGGAAAATGCTTCAGACCTGCAAAAAATATTTTGATGATCGAGTGATTGATTTCTATATCACAAGATCAAACAAGAATAATGAGTTAGGGCTTGTTATTAGACTGGAGGAAATAAAAAAATGAGATATAACATCTATCTGGGGCAGATTGAAAAGGCCCACACAAAAAGAAAATTGGCGAAGCTCCTGGACCTGATCGGGAACGACTTCGCCGGGATTAGCTCCCGGCAGTATGAAGAATTAAAGTTTCTGATTCTGTACAAAATGGTGGCATAAAAAAAAGAATCCGGACGAAAAGCCCGGATTCCCCCACAGTATAAATTGTAAATCATTAAAATATCAGCAAAAACAGAATATCACAGAAAAGGAGAAAAATCAATGTGTAAAATAATCCCTTTCCCGGTTCAGGAGTCGACCGGATTCATAAACTTAAAACAATTCTTCGAGGTTTCTGGAACTGCAAAAACTACAGAGTTTTACCTTGGAACTGCTGAAGAATTAGCAAGGCAAAACAAAATAACACAGTCCGAACTGCTGACACTTCGTAGAATCGGGCGTCAAAAATTAAAGACATTAGAGAGCCAGACAGCCACCCCGGTTGCCGCTCCCGGGTTGTATATGTACACGCCGGAAATGGGGCAAGAAAAGCCAGAATGTCAGATTGACGCAAGTCTGAGCTATTACGGTGATCACTGGTTTTTAACAACTGAATTGAATTTAAAAGGGCGCGGGATTCGCCTTGATAAAACGGAAAACAGTATAAATTATTATATTGTCACAGAACGCGCTTTTGAGAAACTAAAAGCAGAATACAGTATATCTAAAGTTAATTATTTAGATTGATCTCTTCGGCGGCGGTCAAGCCGTAGCCCCAACGCAACCGCCGGATTTCAAAAAAATAAAAAAGAGAGGTAATGAGAAAATGAAAAACACAATAATTTTAACTGCTGAACAGGAGCAGACAAGAAAAGAAAGAGAACAGGCAATTGAAAGCCTGAAATATAACTCAATGTGCTACGGTTGTAAAGAGCTGTGCGCAGAATGTGACGGAACCACTGAAAAAGTGTGGAGCGGCTGTATCTGGTACAAGAAAGCTGATTTTTCGAGTGTTTACGCACTGGCGGCGTATGTCCCGGAACTTATCAAAAATGAGGATTTTTCCTCATACGATGAGTTTTTAGAAGAACTGAGAAGCAACCGCGCCGGCGTTGCTGATTGGCTCGAATCCCGGGCACGCGGCGAGCACTTCAAAAATGAAGTGCTGACCGATAAATATATTACAGCTTGCAAAAAGATTTTGAACATTTTAAAGGAGGCGTGAAACTATGGCAAATACAGTTAAATTGCAAGGAATATCCGGGCACCGGGCAGGAATCCCGACTAAAAATTTAAAAATCGGTGATGTTATCGTGTGGAACTTCGGCTATAAATCAGAAGTAGTTGAAATTAACCCGAGTAAAACCGGAAAAACTATTACTTTCATGCTTAGAAGTTTTGAGAGCGGTGAAATCAATCC